TCACCCGGTTTTTGTGTTGACGATCACCCAATCTTTTCCTCTGTCATCATTATATTTGTCTGTCATTTTTCTTGATTTATGGCCGAGTAATTTTTGCGTGTCGACACCTTGTTCTCTGTACAAACGTTCTGATAATGATCGCTGTTCGTGAAAAGTGGGTGGGGATCCCTTATCCCAATTCAATCCACTTCTGTCGCGTGCTTTTTTGAATGTTGAAGTTAAAGAACTAGTTGAAACCTGATCACCGCGGTTCGCTTGTGAGGTGGTATGTCTGAAGTGCACAAGATATTTACTGATGACTGCATCCCGGCATTTAGATACAACGTCCCGAAGAGTTAAACCCAGGGCTTCACATTTCAAGTCCAATGGTATGGCTAAGCGCGATCCTGTTTTTTCCTGTTCGACATGGAGCATATCGTCCCATATATCTTTAAACTTCATGTTACAGATATCGCCCAAACGCTGACCTGTTATTATCGCGAGCAACATTCCACACTGGAGGTATGGTTCTTGCCTTTCGGCGGCTTCATAAATAGTTTTCCACTCTTCCAGAGAAAGACGCTGACGAGTGACTCTGTTTCTCGGCTGCTTGGTCGCCAGGGCGGGGTTATAGCCTGGAGGGACATGACCGTTATGTTGCGCTTCTTTGAATACATCAATCAAAACCATGCGAACAACTTGCGCCATACGATTATGGCCTTCAGCCTTAACTGCATCCGTTATCTCAGAGATATCCAATGCGGAAATATCCTTCAAATATTGCATTCCACAATGTTCGCGAAATAACCTGACTGGTTTTGCTTTCTGTCGATAAGAATTAGGTCTGAGCTCACAGTGTTTTAACCGTTCGTCCTGAATATCAATATACTTATCTATCCATTCAGTGACAGTAATGTCCGTTCTCCTGCCTTTCATTCTGGCAAGACGGTCGTTAACACTAAGGACCTGCCTAGTTCTTTGTTCTGCAATGATCGTGTTCGCTTCGGATGCAACCTTTTTAGCTTCCGCTTCATCAGTACCTAAGCTGTGAAAGCGTCCGGAAACAGGATGTTTATATTGCCAATAAATCTTGCCCGTCCGCTTATCCAGCTTGCAGTAAAGATTCGGAATTGAAATTTTGTGAGAACGTGGTCTAGCAGCCATCTGCAATAATCCGTTGTAATCTTGGACTGGCGTTTGCCGGAATTTTCGGTTCGGCAAGCGTACCAACAAATCGAGCATTACGGTCTACCATCCAGTAACGACCCACTTTAACAGCTGGAGGTATCATCATTTTGCCTTTAGCGTATTTCTTAAGGATACGCTCACTTGGTGCTTGCTCTCCGAACTCCTCATTGGCCCAGTCGAGTAAGGGGATCATTCGTGACATTTATTTTTCTCCACAAAGCCCGGCTGCACCCGGGCTGTAACATCAAATATCAGTGCTGGTGGTCGGTATTAATTTCTGCCAGATAGCCGCTTAGGCACCAGCACCTAGCCGGATGGCACTGGCGGGGCGGTGTAGACCTCAATGACGCCGTTATCGATGGGCCACTCACCATCCTTGATATAATCCGAGGTTCCTTCCACCTGCTGATCTGAAATGTGGAATGCGCCAATCGGTTCGGCGGTAAGCGATGCCCTTGCGATTTCAGCAAGGCGCAAATCCATTTCAATATCTCGCAGGATTTCACTATCTTGCACAAAGCCCAGCGCATAGCGTCCTGACGACATCTGCTCTTCCAGACGCTTGAGTAACTGCTCTTTGGTGAATCTGGTAATGGTCATAATCCACGCTCCTTTCTAGTCTGTGCGCCAATCGCGGCAGAAAATCCATCAGGTGTTAGATTTACGCTGTAGTACAATCCGTCAAATTTTCGACACCCACGATTACACCAATCAACAAGACCCTCTCTGAACAACACTGGCAGCGATGAACAGTTAACTCGATGCGAGCCTTTATCTTGCTCGCCGCGTTCCATGTCTCCACGCATGAAATATCTCACACCGATATACATACGACGGAGCGTATTAACCTGAGCGTCTGAAAGTCGAATTCTCCGTGACATCTCACTCCCCCTTACCGATGCCAGCGGCGACCGCGCTGATTGGTTTGATGCTTTCCAGGAGCAACCGGCGGCGCATGTTAGGCGCGCCCCAGCGATAACCAGTCTTTTTGTCGTAGGATTCACAACGCCCGACAACCCAGGAATTTTCAGTGGAATGCAGTTTCAGTCGTTTTTTTCCGTCGCGGGTTATGACGATCCCTGTGTGCGTTTTGATAGTTTTCATGCCTGCACGCCTCGATGTTGTGAAGACATAGACTTATGTTCTTCCGTAATTTTTATAACTGCATCGGTAACAGGCGTCAGGGCGCGCAACTCTCTCTGCGCTTCAAGCAGGTGCATGTTGCAGCGTGTTTTGGTGTGACGTTCAACAATGCGATCGCATTCTTTAGCCCAACTCGTTACGTCTTCACGAAGTACAGTGTTTTCAATAGCCAGCGCATTACGCTGCTCCATTGATTCACAAAGTGCATCGCAGGTTGTAGCGAGACGTGTAGTCAGTTCATTCATCAGTTGAGCAGAGGCAACTGGTAAATACTTAGCAGCGGTACGAGCCGCATCAATTAGTTGCTCTCTGGTCATGCGTGGTTGTAACTCAGTGGCGTTCTGTGTGGTCGTCATGGTTAGTTTCTGTGTTATATGCGCGCTGCACCGCGCTGAATTTTGGTTGCACGAATCCCTCGCCGGATGGCGATTAAAAGTTTTAGTTTCGTTTCAGTAAATGCCTCGTCCAGAGGCACTTAGTGCAACGGGCGACTGCCATCGCCAGTTAGTTTCTCCACAAAACAGACAAGAGCACCTGCGGCTGCAACCGCCCGGGTGGATTGGGTTATGAGCCCGTCGCCCGGTGATGCCCTTGTCTGTTTTGTAAAAAGGGCGGTACCGAGGTAGAACATTATCTTCACCCCCCTTTTGTCAGGTTGAAGACCCTGGTACCGCCAAGACTACACATAGCTTTCTTACTTCTTGGTACCACGCTGGCTACGTGATTGGGTTGTGGCGCCAGATGCTTATCTTCTGGTTACCTCTGAGGGCTGCACTTCACCACAACGGAAAGAGCATTCCGATCTTCAACCAACGCCCCGCATTCTGCGTTTCGGCGCGTCCAGTCGCGGCGGCTATCTCCAGGCTATGCCATTCGGCATCCCTTTTGATTCACCGTGATCCGCCTAGCGCTTGGGTTTCAGCAGTCATGTGGCGGGAATGCTCTTACCTGTTGTGCCCTGAAAAGGCTGGCGGTTGCCGGAAATACACGGGAAAACGCCGGGCCGCCAGAACAGGGATGAAATTCTTATTGCTTTGGCCTGCTTTTATCCACATCAGGCGCGGTGGTAGGTATCTTCGGGCGGAGTGCCAGTGACTAGCTGGCAACCCTACGGTGTTTCATAGCTGGTGCCAGTGGGTTGGACTGGACCGTGTTCACCAGGTGAGCGCGCTGGATTGGTAGTCACTCCAAACCGCAACCCCTCCCGAAGATACCTGTCAGCGAATCATCCGGTCATTCATACGCCACCGGCGGCTACTTCGTGGGCGTCCTGCCTGTTCGCTGTTGGTATTATTAATGTAGGATAACTTACAGTGAGTGGTCAAGTGAAAATGTTGGATAACTTACATTGAGGAGCGAAAAAAACCGGGGATTCCCGGCTTTCTTATAAATCCATTATTACTTGTCTTACTAAACCTACCAGTCGGCAGTTGCCGTTGACCTCTAGCATCCTGTAATTGGGGTTGAGAGGTACCAAGTATTTCAGCGGCCCATCAATGACAAACTTTTTAATGGTGGCCTCATCACTGCCTACAAGCTGCGCAATAACGATTTTACCATTTGCTTGACTGGCATCACCAAAATCAGGCTCAACAACGACAATAGATCCCTCTGGGATACTTGGCGCACCTGTTGGGTTGGTCATCGAGTCACCGCGAACAATGAGTGCAAACGCGCTTTCAGAGACGGCTGCTGAAGTATAGACCCAGTCCTGAATATCTCGTTCCGTAATAGCCCCGCTATTGGCCGTCCATTCCCCGGCCTGTACCCATGTTAGAACGGGAACTGACCTGATTCCGAATCTCTGTTCAGGGTTCATGGTTGGCGGCTGCTGGCTTCCATCATCCTTACCATCCAGTAACCATTGCGGTGTCTTTTCTAATGCAGCTGCAAGCGCCTGGAGGTTTTCACCACCTGGCTTGTAGTCACCGGATTCCCAGCCAGTGATTGTGACGCGATTAACCCCGACAAGTTTAGCCAGGACGGATTGCGTCATCTTTAGTTCTTTTCGTCTGCTTCGGATTCGATCATTCATTTTCATGTAGGCAATCCTACCATTTTATGATGTAGGAGTGCTTGACCAGTATATGTAAGATATCCTACTATTTGTGCACTGCATTACCTAACTCCAGAGGGAAAAATGAAAAAGAATGACGTTATCTCTTACTTCGGTGGCGTAGGGAAAACCGCTAAGGCTCTGAATATTTCTCACGCATCCGTATCGGGCTGGGATGAAGTTATCCCAAAGGGGAGGGCATTTGAGATCCAAGCGCTGACGAAAGGTGATTTGAAAGTTAACCAATCACTTTATGAAAAGCGTAGTCATTCGGCTGCGTGATTAAAACCACAGGAATAAGGGGTATGCCGTGGGTAATGAACCTAACTGGAAAGTTGAACGACAGCCTGCCTGGCTGGTGGCCGCAATTAAAAAAACCATTACCGATCTGCCTGGTGGTTATGCCGAGGCGGCAGAGTGGTTGGGGGTAACTGAGAACGCACTGTTTAATCGGCTCCGTGTAGATGGTGATCAGATCTTCCCTATGGGGTGGGCAATGGTGCTACAGAAAGCTGCTGGTGTTAGCCACATAGCCGATGCATTTTCTCGTCAAACAGATAACGGGATCCACATTCCAGGCGCAGCGCCAGAGATAGAGAACGAGGAGATTGGTTTAAAGCTGGCTGAGCTGGTGGGAAGACTTGGGGACCTGGTCAACGCATATCGCCGATACATTGATGATGGTGTGGTTGATAAAGGGGAGTGGGACAGTCTGAACGAAATCGCGTACCAGTTCCGGGTAACGCTTATGACATTTCTGAACCTGATATCACGTGTTTACTGCCTTCCAGAAAAGAGTGACGCCCGCGAGTGTGCAGCTCCGGGCGCCTTGGCGTGTCGTATCAGTGGAGAAACTAACGCATGAACAGTTTAACGGTAAAGAACCGCATACCGCAACTACGTGCATTCCCTGTTCGGGGTTACATCATGTTTCGGTATGAGCGCATGGTATCAGGCCGCTGGGTTCCCTGTAACCACAGTCGGGCTATGGCAATTGTGGGGGTATGGCGCCGTAGAGGGGAATCCTTATGCGAGAACTTAACCGCTGGTTCAAAGACCACTACGGTATCCCCGTTCGCGTTATCCGATGGGAACCGGAAACCCGCCGCGTTATCTACCTGCGTAAAGGCTATGAGCATGAGTGTTTCAGCCCGCTTGAGCAGTTTCAGCGAAAGTTCAGGGAAATAGAGGGCGACTATGAGCACTAAATTAACAGGCTATGTATGGGATGCCTGTGCAGCGTCAGGAATGAAGTTATCCAGCGTGGCTATCATGGCGCGCCTGGCTGATTTCAGCAATGACGAAGGTGTCTGCTGGCCTTCCATCGAAACAATCGCGAGACAGCTTGGTGCAGGTGTCAGCACTGTCAGAACGGCAATAGCGAAGCTTGAAGCCGACGGCTGGTTGTCACGCAAAGCGCGGCGACAGGGCAACCGAAATGCTTCCAATGTTTATCAGTTGAATGTGGCAAAACTCCAGACAGTTGCATTCGCTCACCTGTCAGATTCTGACCCGTCAAAATCTGACGCATCAAAATCTGACCCGTCAAAATCTGACGCATCAAAATCTGACCCGTCAAAATTTGAGGCGTCAAAATCCGGTCAGAATGGCGGTTTTCACCCGTCAGAATCTGGCGGGGATCCGTCAGTAAATTCAACTACTGATCCATCAGGTAAAAAACCTTCTTGTCCGGTTGCGTCGCAACCAGACCCTGAAGTTGTGATCACCGATAACGCCATTCTGGTTTTAACCCATTTGAACCAGGTCAGCGGCTCCCGGTATCAGAAATCAAAAACCTCGCTGGAAAATATTCGTGCTCGTCTGCGTGAAGGTTACAGCGTTGCTGACCTGCAACTGGTTATCGACCTGAAACACGAGCACTGGAACGGCAACGATGAGCAGTACCAGTACATGCGCCCTGAAACACTGTTTGGCCCGAAAAAATTTGAGGGGTATCTGCAAAGCGGGATCCGTTGGGACAAGAAGGGGCGTCCGCCACGTGAATCCTGGGGCGGAAAGAAACATGACCCAATGAAGGTCGGTCCGGTTGATACCAAAATTCCAGAGGGGTTCAGGGGATAATGACAAACAAATATTGCCAGGCGCTGGCGGAACTGCGTAGCAAACCAGCCCACGAACTGAAAGAGGTTGGCGATCAATGGCGTACTCCGGAACTGTTGTTTTGGGGGATCAACGCAATATTTGGGCCGTTGATTCTGGATCTGTTTGCTGACGACGATAACGCGAAGTGCCCGGTCTGGTACACCGCCGAAGATAACGCGCTGATGCAGGATTGGTCGGAAATGCTGGAGTCAATCGGCGGGGCCGCATTCGGTAATCCACCCTATAGCCGCTCTCAGTACCACGAGAAGCAGGCGATTACCGGCATGACCCATATCATGGATCACACAATGGAGATGCGTGAAAAGGGTGGGCGTTACGTGTTCCTCATTAAAGCGGCGATAAGTGAAACATGGTGGCCTGAAGATGCCGATCACATCATGTTTATTCGCGGTCGCATTGGTTTCGATCTCCCTGTGTGGTTTGTTCCTGCTGACGATAAGCAGAAACCCACAGGTGCTTTCTTTGCTGGCGCCATTGCAATCTTCGATAAGTCATGGCGCGGCGAGCGTTTCAGCTACATCAGCCGTACCGATCTGGAGGAAAAAGGGAAGGCGTTTATGTCGCTGGTCACATTTGCCGCTGGTAAGGCCCGGCAGGCAGAAACAGTACAGCCACCTGCGCCGCTGACATTACCAGAAGTCGAATCGCGTATCTGGCCTCTCGAGGTTGGTCTGGTGTTTAACCAGGTGGATGGCGTCGACGCCCTGACTGCGTCACAGCAGAACAAGCTGAAAGGCAATATCAATCAGCTATGGCTTGAACGTATGCCCACCAGCGAGATTATTGCCGTTGCTTCTGGTCTTGCCAGCAGCATGCAGGGGGTGACTCATGCGTGAGATTATCGTTGATAACTTTGCTGGCGGTGGCGGCGCGTCAACCGGTATTGAAATGGCGATTGGTCGTAGTGTCGATATCGCAATCAACCATGACGAGAACGCGATCGCGATGCACAAGACGAACCACCCGGACACACTTCACTACTGTGAATCCGTATTTGAAGTGGATCCGCGCGCGGCGACGGGTGGCTTACCGGTTGCTCTGGCATGGTTCAGTCCTGATTGCCGCCATTTTTCGAAGGCCAAAGGTGCGAAGCCAGTAGAAAAAGCGATTCGTGGTCTGGCCTGGGTTGTTCTGCGCTGGGCACTCGATGTTAAACCCCGTGTGATGAAGCTGGAGAACGTCGAAGAGTTCAGAACGTGGGGACCGCTTCTCGCCGGTGAAATGCGCCCGGATCCTGCCCGTGCTGGTGAAACCTTCGAGGCATTCATCGGCATGCTGACTACCGGCATCCCGGCGGATCATCCGGCGCTGGCGGAGTGCTGCGAATTTCTGTGCATTGCTCCCGACAGTGAAGATGCGGCGCGGCTGGTTGACGGTCTTGGCTATGTTGTCGAATATCGCGAATTGCGAGCGTGTGACCTCGGCGCACCGACCATCAGAAAACGCTTCTTCATGGTTATGCGCTGTGACGGGAAACCGATAGTGTGGCCGGAGCCAACACACGGGGATCCGAAATCACCGGCGGTTCAGGCTGGCAAGCTGTTGCCGTGGCGTACCGCTGCGGAGTGCATCGACTGGACTATTCCAGCTCCGTCGATCTTCGACCGCAAAAAGCCCCTGGCAGTGAATACGCTCAAACGCATTGCGCGCGGTATTCAGCGTTTCGTTATCGACAGCGCGTCGCCGTTTATCGTGAAGTGCAACCATACCAGCACCAAAACGCATTACGACTGCTTCCGGGGTCAGTCGCTGGAAGAACCGCTGCAGACAATCACCAAAACCCACGGCTACGCAATCGCGGTACCGCACCTGACGAAATTCAGAACAGGCGCGACAGGGCAGGATGTCACACAACCAGTCCCGACAATCACCGCCGGCACATCGCGGCGCCCGGGCGGGAATGGTCATGCTCTCGGCATTGTTGAGGCCGCGCTTACACCGTTCCTGGCTGGTAACGGTGGTAGTGAGTACCAGGCAAAGCCTCGCCCGCTGGATAAACCCACTCACACCATACTGAAACAGTCTCGTGCCTGTCTGGTTGCGCCGGTTATCGCTCGCCAGTTTGGGGCCAGCATCGGTCACCGGGCAGACGAACCGAGCGCGACGATTACGGCGGGCGGTGGCGGTAAATCGCAACTGGTTTCCGCATTTCTGGCGAAGCACTACGGCGGAAACTATACGGGGCCGGGCGTCGGGCTGGATGAACCAGTCCATTCGGTGACGACGGTCGATCATCATGCTGTTGTGGCTTCTCACCTGGTAAAACTGCGCGGCACCTGTCGCGATGGTCAGCCCACGAGTGAACCAATGCCGACAGTTACGGCCGGTGGCCTGCATGTCGGAGAAGTCAAAACCACACTGGCGGTCGAAGACTACGACGAACAGCGCGCACAGCAAACGCTGGCGTTCCTGCGTGAATACTGCGGCGAGGAATGCACCGGGATGGTCGACATCGATGGGATAACGTACCGCATCGTCGATATCGGTATGCGTATGCTTCAGCCGCACGAGCTCTACCGGGCGCAGGGCTTCCCTGACTGGTACATCATCGATCAGGATTATCGTGGCAAGCGGTACGCCAAAGATAAACAAGTGGCCCGCTGCGGCAATGCAGTCCCGCCACCGTTCGCTGAAGCGCTGGTGCGCGCCAATTTGCCTGAGTTATGTGTGAGCAAGGAGGAACAGGCAGCATGATGAACTTAACGGCTCGCCAGCAGCATGTACTGGATACCCTGATCAGCTTTCAACGCGAGCATGGCTATCCTCCAACTAATACAGAACTTTCGGGACTGCTGGGATGCAGTTCGCCAAATGCCGCTGCGGATCATCTGCGCGCGCTGGAGAGGAAAGGGGCTATCACCCTGACGCGTGGTGTTTCGCGGGGAATAGCCATCAACGATCCGGAGAACGTTGCTGATGCAGATTCCCTGCTGCATGCGCTTGTGAATGGTGAGGATGGTGCGAAGGACCGCGCAATCGCCTATCTCAAAAACAAGGGGATCCGGGTATGAAACTGGTGCTTCCGTTTCCTCCAAGTGTGAACACATACTGGCGCGCCCCGAATAAGGGGCCGCTTGCCGGTCGCCACCTGATAAGTGCCAAAGGTCGCCAGTTCCAGTCGTCAGCATGTGCGGCAATCATTGAACAACTGCGCATGCTCCCTAAGCCGTCATCGTCACCGGCGGCTGTCGAAATAATCCTGTTCCCGCCGGACAACCGGATCCGGGATCTGGATAACTACAACAAAGCGCTGTTCGACGCTCTTACCCACGCGGGGATATGGGAGGACGACAGCCAGGTGAAAAGAATGCTGGTGGAGTGGGGGCCAGTAGTGAAAGGGGGAAGAGTAGAGATCTCGATCAAGAAATTTGAGGAAAAAATATCATCTTGCTAGAGCAAAACATGGGTAATTCAGGGTATGGTTATCCGGTGCAAGCGAAACGGGAGTGCAGTCCCCTTCGCACTAAAACAGTGGAGAAAATATGACTAACCAGGTTATGGGCCTTGCTACGCCCAAAGGTAGCGCTACATCTGTTGTTTCTGTTAATAATTCCGCAGTACCGGTGATTACTTATCGCAATCAGCGAGTGGTAACTACTGATTCCCTTGCGGCTGGGTACAGCACCACCACGCAAAACATCACGAATAACTTCAATCGCAACAAAAACCGGTTTATTGAGGGTAAACACTACTTCAGGGTTGAGGGTGAAGAAGTCGAAAATTTGCGCAACTCTTTAAGCTATGTGCAAATTTCGCCGAAAACTCGCAGCTTGTACCTCTGGACTGAACGCGGCGCATCACACCACGCGAAAATGCTTGAGACAGAGCAGGCGTGGGATTTCTTTGAGCAACTCGAAGATCATTACTTTGGCATGCGAGAAGTTTATGGCGTCACGTTACCTGATATCTCAGATCCAATAAAGCTTGCCCGTGCATGGGCTGATGCCATGGAAGCAAAGCAACAGGCCGAGGCTATTACTCACCAACAGGCTGAATACATTGAACACCTCGAGAGTCTCTTCACTGACGGGCTTTCTCCGGTGCAGTTCTGCAAACGCCTCAACGGTGTTAATACCAGTAAGATTAGTGCCTGGCTGGTCTCTGCAAACTGGCTCTATGATGACAATCCGGAAGGGCGCAGCGCTCAATGGCGTGTCCGTTCTTACGCTCGCGATAAATATCTTACTGAGAAAAGCACGAAAGTCTCACCAAACTCTGCAGTCAGCTTTACCACCTATCAACCTGTTCTGCTCAGGGATGGCGCTGTCTGGCTGTACAAAAATTACCTGAAAGGAAAGCTTCCGATGAAGGTGACCTGGAACGGTAAATTTACCCACGATAAAGAGTTATCAGGGGGTATTCAGTGAGATTAACACCACCCCACCTCCAGCCAGTTTTATCCCGTGTTAAACGGTTTGTGGAGAAAATGCCACAAGGTGCAACGCTAACCCAGATTACGCATAAGGTTCCTGCGTATAGCCTTTTGAATAAAAGGGATAAAGAGTCACTTATTGACATTATCCGGGATAGTGGCCTCCTTGTCGTGGAACATGATGGAAGAACCACAACTCTGCATCACCCTAAGTTCGGACATCAGTTCGTGGCACCGATCATCCAAGAGCACCAATCAACGAAGGAAGAAAATGTGAGTAAACAAACAGTGACTCCAGAAGATTTACGCAAGCAAGCTGAAGCTCTGATCCGTGCTGCTGATGAAGCTGAGAAAAAGGCCGGTGATCGCGCTGAAATTAAAAAACAACTTGATCCGCTAAAGCTCGAGATTCTCCAGTCCTATGGGATGGCCAGCCGTAAGTTTGACGAGTTTGTGGATGCGATGGCTGATATGGGTAAGGCAGTGCAAAAACTTAAACAGATTTCGCTGTAAGGGCTGAATCGTGAGGGCACTTTTAACACCTGAAATAGCTCACCGTATGGGGGTTGTACTTTTCCGTCCCGGCGCTGAACTGATGCCGCTATTCATGCGCGGTCGGGTTTTACTCGAGCCAGAACCTGAAAGCATGGCCTCTTACGATACTGGTCCTGTGCCGGCAGCGGTTCAACCACTGGCAGACGATCCGGTAATGAGTGGGATATTTGAAAATCAGCGCGTTATTCAGCGCGCTGGTGGATTGTCTTCGCTTGATGGCTGGTTAAACAAAAAGTTCGAATGCCAGTGGCCCCATTCAACATGGCACGACAAGAATTTCACGATAATGCGCCATCAGCCTGGTAGCATCCGGCTGTGCTGGCACTGCGATCACACCCTCGCTGGTCAATACACGGAACAGCTTGCAGGTATAGCCAGTAAAAACCTGGTATCCTGGATTTTGTCAGTCATTCGAACAGATTTAGGTTTCTCTGAATCGCATGTTCTGACTCTCCCGGAGTTGTGCTGGTGGATGGTCAGAAGTGATCTGGGTGACGTGATCCCGGAAAGTGTTGCGCATAAGGCGCTGAGACTGCCGGCTGAAGAACCGAAATCGATCATGCGAGAAAGCGATATTGTGCCCTCGTTACCGGCCACCAGCATTGTGCAGGAGAAGGCGAAGAAGGTACTGACACTCAGGATTGATCCGGAATCGCCGGAAAGCTTCATGCTACGCCCGAAGCGCCGACGCTGGGAAAATGAGAAATACACGCGATGGGTGAAATCTCAACCGTGCGCCTGCTGTGGTAAGCAGGCTGATGATCCGCACCACCTGATAGGTTACGGTCAGGGCGGCATGGGGACAAAAGCGCATGACCTCTGGGTGTTGCCTTTGTGCAGAAAGCATCACGACGAGTTACATGCGGATACCGTGGCATTCGAAGAGAAATACGGCTCGCAGCTGGAGTTGATATTTCGTTTTATCGATCGCGCGCTTGCAATTGGTGTGCTGGCGTAAGTGGAGAAAAAATAATGACGCCTCGTCAAAAACGTTCGCATCGGGCAGCGCTGGAAAAGGCAGCGATAGCGCCGCGCAAAAGCTGGTTGGGGAAAAGCATGCTCCTGACCGATATCCAGTCTGGATGGATCAAATCTCTTCTCGCTGTATGGGGGGAAAGCGTTCGCGGTGGAGTAGCTCCCAGAAAACCATGCGGACATTCATGCTGGAACGTAATCAGAGGGAGGAACTGGTCTGATAAAGCGCTGGAGCGTTTTACCGTCGCGTTGAATCAAGCGAGGGATGAGGGATTCCGTGGAGAGCAGGCGTTACGGCGGGCACGCTTAATTCTCTGGCCCGAGCCGCAGGTAAGTGTAATTGATGAGGCCATCAATAGTGATGATGTTGAGTTCGTCGAGGAATCTGTCGTTCAGGCTTTCGACCTGAACGATCCTGTTTATGTGGTTGGATGCCAGTATTACACCACACGAAAAAAAATCTCAGACATCACCAGAGAATTGCAGGGTATCGCGCCCTGGCTGACTGATGGAGAGGCCAGAAAACGAGTGCGCTGGTGCCTGGAAATCTTCAGAGCAAAGGTTTTTCTGTCCTCACGAAAGCTATTATCCGAATAGCTGCAAAAGGAATGTTTTAGCTATTAGTGCTATTTTTAACTGGCAAGGTTGAAAACGGGCCAGAAATTTAGCTAATGTATTCATGCTTGGCAGAGCTGCGCCACGATGGCAGCGATGAGAAGCGACAATTTGATTATGACGAAAGCCCCGCTAGTCGGGGCTTTTGCTTTCCGGCGATACGACAGGGGTATTCGCGAGGTGCTTTGCATCAATACCCCTGTCATATCGTCGAAGATCAATCACTGGCCCCTGCGAAATCCTGGGCTATCTGCTGTGAAAATGGGCGGCTGGTGGGTGTTAGCGCACCCGGCCAGCCATTCGCTCATGCTTTCAGGTCACAAGCGAACCAGGGCCCACTGCTTTAGCGCAAAAGCATAGTGAGCCTACCAGAGTTACGCTTACTGATCTATGGAAAATACTGTAAAAATAAACAGTGTTGAGTTAATCAACGCTGATTCCCTGTATTACATCGCTTCTCTCCCTGATAACTCCATTGACCTGATTGTTACGGACCCGCCTTATTTCAAGGTGAAACCTGACGGGTGGGACAACCAGTGGAAAGGGGACGAGGATTTTTTACGTTGGCTTGATCAATTCCTGGCTGAGTTCTGGCGGGTTCTGAAACCCGCCGGTAGCCTTTACCTGTTCTGTGGGCATCGCCTTGCGTTTGATATTGAAATCATGATGCGGGAGCGGTTCAGTGTCCTTAATCACATCATCTGGGCAAAACCTTCCGGTCGCTGGAATGGCTGCAACAAAGAAAGCCTGCGGTCATATTTCCCGGCGACTGAGCGCATTCTCTTCGCTGAACATTATCAGGGCCCATATAAGCCCAAGAGTGATGGATACGCAGAGAAAAGCAACGAGCTCAAACAGCATGTTCTGACGCCGCTGATTTCGTATTTCCGTGACGCGCGTGAATCGCTGGGGGTTTCCTCTAAGCAGATCGCCGATGCGACCGGAAAAAAGAACATGGTGTCCCACTGGTTCGGTGCATCGCAATGGCAACTGCCAGGCGAAGCGGATTACCAGAAACTGCAGGAACTGTTCACCCATGTTGCATTCGAGAAGCATCGAAACAATGAACTCGACACACCGCACCACCAGCTGGTGGCCACGTGGCATTCGTTGAACCGGAAGTATTCAGAATTGCTGGAAGAGTATAAGTCTCTCCGGCGGTTCTTTTCTGTTTCAGTCTCTGTTCCTTTCACCGATGTCTGGACGCATAAGCCGGTTCAGTTTTACCCCGGCAAACACCCATGCGAAAAGCCAGCAGACATGTTGCAGCAGATCATCAACGCCAGCAGCAGGCCGGGTGATATTGTGGCTGATTTCTTCATGGGATCAGGTTCAACCATTAAAGCAGCTATGGAACTGGGGCGACGGGCGATTGGTGTAGAGCTGGAAACAGAGCGATTTATTCAGACCGTGGAGGAAATCCGCGGACTGGATAAGGCATAACGATCATCACGTCAATCCCGCTGTGGTGATCATCATCTTCAGGCTCCGGGAATCACCTTCTTTTTATCACTTTTACAAAAGAGCCCGGAAGCCTGATTTATTTTAATCACACAGCACCCCGATAGCGGAGGTGTGGAATGCAACGTATGAACCCAACCGATGGACATAACTTGCCGTACTGGTGGTCAGGGCTGCTTGGTTTCTTCTCCGTTCTGAGTTTGCAGGATTATGTTTTTATTCTCGGCGCACTGATCTCGGCCTATTTCACTATTAAGACCTACTACGCGAAGCGAAAAGAAGAGCGTGATCGGCTTGATGAGGAAAAGAAAAGGACTCAGCTTCTGGCTAAATACCTCGTTGATGTAGCTGTTAAACCTGACCGTGATCGCCCTGCTGCCGCTGAGGTGGTGACAGAAGCAATGAAACGTATCTCAGGTGAGGCAGTGAAATAATATGGCCTCGACAAAAACAAAACTAAGCGCCGCCGTTCTGGGACTGGTGCTTGCCGGTGCGCCAGCGTCGGTGATTCTCGATCAGTTTCTCGATGAGAAAGAGGGAAACAGCCTGACAGCGTACCGGGATGGCAGTGGAATCTGGACCATTTGCCGTGGCGCCACGATGGTCGATGGTAAGCCAGTAGTGAAGTGGATGAAGTTGACGCAGGCGAAATGTGACCAGGTAAACGCCATCGAGCGCGATAAAGCGCTGGCCTGGGTCGAGCGAAATATCAAAGTACCGCTGACAGAACCGCAGAAAGCCGGCATCGCATCGTTCTGCCCGTACAACATTGGTCCAGGTAAGTGCTTTCCGTCCACGTTCTACAAGCGAATCAATGCCGGTGACCGTAAAGGTGCATGCGAAGCGATTCGCTGGTGGATTAAAGATGGCGGTAAGGATTGCCGGATCCGTTCCAATAACTGCTACGGACAGGTATCCCGCCGTGACCAGGAAAGCGCGCTTACGTGCTGGGGGATAGACCAGTGAATCCAGCTACTATCCTTGCCGCGATAAAGACCTGGTGGAAACCTGCTGCTGTTCTCTTGCTGGTGGCCTGTTCGTTTATTGCTGGTGATGTCTGGAGCGATCGGGGCTGGGAAAAAAAGTGGGCAGAACGTGACGGCGCAGAGGCTTCACAGACCGCAAACGCGCAGACCGCCGCCCGGATGATTGAACAAGGGCGCATTATTGCCCGGGATGAGGCTGTTAAAGATGCACAAGCGAATGCCGCCAAAGCTGCTGCCACTGCTGCCGGCCTGTCTGCTACTGTTAACCAGTTGCGCACCGAAGCAACAAAACTTGCCACCCGCCTGGACGCCGCAAAGCACACCGCAGATCTTGCCGCTACCGTCAGAAGCAAAGCAGCCGGTGCCGACGCGGCAGTGCTTGCCAACATGCTCGGAGAAATTGCAAAAGAAGCTGAAAATTATGCTGCAATCGCTGACCAACGTTACACCGCGGGAATAACATGTGAAAGGATATATATATCGATTCAAGAAGTAAGAGAACATATCCATAATGAATTTTAATTTTTACTCAAAAAAAATCAGCGGGTTAAATTTATTTATCTCTAGTTAAATCAATAGCACTGCCCCGATTTATTGGAATTGTCTGATTTTTGCCGTGTATTCAGATTACTCTTGCGTTTATTAAATAAATGATTTGTAAGCCTTTTTAGTTGTTTAGAGTTCTCTTTTGTAAATTTTTGAAAACAGGTTTTAACTTAAAATTTCGTTTTAGTATAAAGGCCTTCCTTTTAGAAGGGGAATAAGATAAAGCCAATTAATATTAATCTTCTAAACTATTATTAGTTAGGTAACTCACGCTTTCGCGTGACCATATAAAATAACCAATTATAGTTATGGTTGATTGCCGCCTGGGGGGGTTATGTCAGAGAAGTATAGATTGAATAAGATTTTTATCGCGGTTATATCCGCAATATTCAGTATGAATGCTTATTCAACAAATATTATTGATGGACAAACGTTAATTATTGACACGCAAGTCACTGACACATATACAAATGTTGGATACATAAACGAGGGGGCATTAATTGTCACGTCTGGTGGCGAGTTTACTACTAATTACCTGAGTGCGGGGCGTGGCGGTGGTATTGGTAAAATCGAGGTTATCAACGGTGGAATTATTAATGTTAATGCCACCGGTTCGACATATCCATTCAATATAGGAGGCACCGCAGATGGTCCGGTTGGTACCACACCGGCGTACGGCTCCTTGACGATATCAGGTGAGGGGAGTCGGGTTGTATTCAATACGACAAGCAGTAGCGCGTCAATTCGGGTCGGAGCAAGGGACGGAAGCGGGTATATCAATATCCTTGATGGAGGAAAGTTACTGGATTATGAAACCAGTACCTCTTTTGGTGGGGTCTGGATTGGTGACAACCCAGTGGGAACAGGGACGACATCCGGAAGTGTCATTGTTGACGGGGCAGGTAGTGAGTTATGGAGCGCTGCTCGAATTATAGTCGGAACGTATAGTGACGGGACGTTGAGTGTCACGAATGGTGGATTAGCGCATACAACAAATAATATTAATATTGGTAATCAGCCATCCACCCTTGCCTATGACAACACGTTGAGCGTATCGGGTGAGGACTCCCTGGCACAGGCGGGAACATTCATTACAATAGGATTAAGTGGTAAGGGTGCTGCCGTTGCTGCCGATGAAGGGACACTCAGTGCACCGGAAATTCGTATTGCGTCAAATGCAAATTCTATAGGTGAACTGGCTGTCGGTGCCAGAGATGGCGAGACCGCGGTTGCTGCGGGAATCATAGATGCCCAAAATATTATATTCGGTGCAGGTAGCGGAGTATTAAATTTAAATCACACCAGCAGTGATTTTTCCCTCGCGGCAAATATCAGCGGTAACGGCACAGTCAATGCGCTGAGCGGCATATCCACCCTTTCTGGTGACAATACAGCGTATCAGGGTAATTTCAATATTGATGCCCCAGCCACGCTCATTATTTCAGATCAAAATAATATAGGAACCAACGCTGTTTCTTTGACCGGTGGAACACTGGCGATTGATGCAACTCAGGACTGGGAATTCATTAACACGCTGGCGGGACAAGGCACCCTGGCTGTGAATACTGGCGGCAATAATTTCGATTTCAACTCATCTGGCCTGACCGACACTTTCAGCGGGATGCTGGCATTAAAAGATACGGTCTTTTCGCTTGCAGGAACGAATACTGCGGCGCTGAGAAATATGGTACTGAATCTGGGGGCCGGGAGCGTGGCAAAAGTGGGCGACGGTCAGCAACGCCTGGGTGGTCTTGCCTTTGATGGCGGCACGCTGATTTTTGGTGATGTTACTCCGGGGCAAACGACAAGCGACAATACTATTTACACCACCGGTACGCTGGATATTTCTGGCCAGGGCGCAGTGCAAATTACCACGGGTGGTGACTTCAGTAATAGTCTGCCCACGCCCGGTGACACTATCCCCTTACTTGAGCAGGATGATAGCAACATCCTGGTTCAGCTTGCATCCGGCGACAGTGTTACCGGGAGTGGAGGGAATCTGACGCTAACGGATCAGAACGGCAATATTATCAGCAATGGCGGCGCAGTCAGCGATATCATCCAGAATGGTACGACCGTAGCTCGCGGTACGTATGATTATCGCCTGACTGGCGGGGAAAATAGTGATGGGCTGTATGTCAACTACGGGCTGACTCAGGTGGAGTTGCTGGGGCAGGAGAGTGATGCGCTGGTTCTGGCAAACGAAGGTCGAACGGGTAGTTCAGCAGATTTGAGCGCGAAACTAACCGGAACAGGCGATCTGGCGATCGATACCGGGGAAGGAAATACGGTCTCTCTGTCCAATCTGGAGAATGACTATACGGGGACCACGGATATCCGTAGCGGAACGCTGTTGATGCAGAACGATAACGTACTGGGCAATACGGCTCTGCTGCAGATGGCACAAAGTACAGGCCTTGAGATGAACGGACACAGCCAGACGGTAGACAGAGTGGATATCGCGGAAGATGCGCGGATCGGTCTTGATGGCGGCAGTCTGGGTATCAACCAGGGCGGACAGATCAACGGGGAACTGACAGGAAGTGGCGCGCTTGCCCTGAACGGTGGGACCCTGGAAGTGGACGGGACCAACAATTCGCTGAGTGCAGCCGTCTCCGTCGCAGCGAGCGCCACGGCAAACCTGAATGCGGTTCAGGGGCTGGGGACCGGCTCGCTGGATCTGGCGGGACAAGTCAACGTAACGGACGCAGAGGGCGTGATGGTTAACAGCCTGAGTAATACCGGCACGCTGGCGCTGCATGCCAGTCAGGTAAAACTTGCAGGTAACAACAGCGATTTCAGCGGGATTTTCACGGTCGATGCCGAGAGTAACCTGATGGCATCCACTGCAACGCATCTGGGGGAGGCCGCCGTTGAAAACGAAGGGCTGTTGACTCTCACCACCGGTGAGGACTGGCAACTTGGTAACCGCATTACGGGAACGGGAGATCTCCTTAAAGAGGGGACTGGTACGGTGGCGCTGGGTGTAAACAGCACGCTGTACACCGGAACGACCGACATCCGGCAGGGCGGGCTGACGTTTGGCGCCGGAGATAATTCCGCCACGCTGGCGTCCTCACAGGTCAACATTTATGAGGAAGGCTCCCTGGCGGGTAACGGCACTGTCTCGGGTAGTGTCAATAACCAGGGGAGCCTGCAGGTGGGGGTATCTCCGCTGATAGCCGCCCCGCAACAGGCGGTGATGAGCACCTTTGCTGCAGCAGAAACAGACAGGCTGACGATTAACGGTAGCCTGACAAACAGCGGACTGATCCGTCTTGCCCGGGTTTCTGATACTGATCAGGCGGGCAATCAACTGGTGGTGAATGGCGATTATTCGGGTAATGAGGGGCATCTGCTGTTTAATACGGTACTGAATGACGATGCTTCCGCCACGGACCATATGACCGTGGCAGGTAATACCACGGGCACCACCCGGGTTAGCGTAAACAATGCAGGGGGAACCGGCGCGCAGACCTTTGAAGGGATTGAGCTTATCAATGTGGGGGGGCGCTCTGACGGTGAGTTCATTCAGGACGGGCGCATTGTCGCCGGAGCGTACGATTATTCTCTGGTTCGCGGTGAGGGCGCTATGCAGAGCAACTGGTATCTGACCAGTATGACAGAGGTGGCAGAGCCGGACAGTGAAGCACAATTGCGCCCGGAGGCTGGAAGTTACCTTGCCAACAATCAGGCGGCTAATACGCTGTTTATGACCCGTCTGCATGATCGTCTTGGAGAGACGCAGTATACCGACGTACTGACCGGGGAGAAAAAAGTCACCAGTATGTGGATGCGTAACACCGGAGGACATACCCGTTTTAAAGACGGCAGTGGTCAGATCGGTACGCAAAGCAACCGCTACGTGCTGCAACTGGGTGGCGATCTGGCGCAATGGAGTACTGATGGTCTGGATCGCTGGCACGTTGGCGTGATGGGAGGTTATGCCAACAGCAGGAGTCGCAGCGAGTCGGGGGTGACAGGCTATACCTCACGCGGACAGGTCGATGGTTACAGCGCCGGGTTGTACGGAACCTGGTATGCGAATGAGGCAGATAAAACAGGGACCTATGTTGACACTTGGGTGCTGTATAACTGGTTTGACAATACGGTGTCAGGTCAGGAACAGGCCACGGAAAACTATAAATCCCGCGGCGTGACGGCCTCTGTGGAAGCCGGTTACAGTCTGAAGCTGGCTGAGAGTAAACGTGACAGTTACTGGCTCCAGCCGAAAATCCAGATGGTGTGGATGGATGTTCAGGCTGACGATCACCGGGAAGCAAACGGTACCGAAGTGAAAGACGACACGGGCGGTAACCTGATGACGCGCCTGGGCCTGAAAGGGTATATCAACGGGCACAATGCTCTGGATGACAACAATGACCGTACGTTCCAGCCATTCGTGGAGATGAACTGGCTCCATAATACGCGAGACACCGGCGTGACAATGAACGGCGTGCAAAATGAGATACGTGGTACAAAGAATATTGGCGAAGTGAAAGTGGGGGTGGAAGGGCAGATCACGTCGCGCTTGAATCTCTGGGGTAATGTCGCTCAGCAGGTGGGCGACAAAGGGTACAGTGATACGCAGGGAATGCTGGGTATTAAATATGTCTGGTAACGGGTCAGTGATTGTTATGGACTCTCAACGACATCCTAAAACCACTCTCAACGTGAGTATAAGCCCGTGGGTTGCTACAGTTCTGAATAAAAAAGAGTATATAGTGTTGGAATTTTTATTGATTGGTTTTAATGTTAAAACTATTTCTGATATACAACGGGGAAATATTAAGACTATTTCCGCCCAGAAAATGTCTATTTATAGAAAGTTATGTATTATAAGCGACACGACTCTTTATAGAGACTTACTTGAGCAAAATGCAATAGTACTTTCAAAATAAAATATTTAATTATATAAAAAAAGCCCCCAAAGGGCTTTTTTTATATAAGAAAGGTGGAGGCGAAGTAAGGTGGGTCCTTTCCGGCGATCCGAGCGGTTACGGGGCGGCGTCCGCGCAGATTCTCGCTATTTATGAAAATTTCCTGAAACTGATGTCCGGTTCGGTGAATGGGTAATGTATTGAAAACTAACAAAAGCTGTTAACAGAAAACCGGACATGTTGTTTTGGCTGTTACTTACAGGGTGAATCCGTCCTTTCAGGTGGGGGAGCAGGGCAGGAATAGATGAGGTGACTTGTGGCAACTCAGGTGGAGGTGGCGGAACATTTACGCCTGACGGAACGGCAGTTGCGTAGGTTGCAAAAATTACCCGGGGCACCTGTTTCAAAAAAACGCGGTGATCTCGATATTGATGAGTGGCGATATTTCTACCTTTCCTATCTTCAACGTAATCGCAATTCCAGAACAGACGAGGATAGCGATGATGATGATCATGACGAAAAGTTATTGGTTGCCAGAATAGAACTTACTTCAGAACAGGCTATAGCACAGCGTTTAAAAAATCAGGTTGCTGAGCATAAAGTAATTGATACTGTGTTCTGTGTTTTTGCACTTTCCCGCCTTGCCGGTGAACTGGCATCAGTTCTGGACAGTATTCCACTTTCAATGCAGAGAAAATTCCCCGAATTAAATGATCGACAGTTGGCCTATCTGAAAGAGTTAGTGGCGAAAGGGGCGAATAAATGCGTTGAGTCTGCGGAGAGAATGCAGGAGTTTGCGGATGAGTATTACAGAAACACAGATGAATAACCTTGTCCACGCGGTCAAAGAAGGGCTATCTGTCCTGAAAAGACCCCTACCTATGACGGCCGTTGAATGGGCGGACACCCATTATTATCTCCCGAAAGAATCTGCTTATCAGGAAGGGCGCTGGGAAACATTGCCTTTTCAACGCGCGATCATGAATGCGATGGGAAACGACTATATCCGCGAAGTCAACGTCGTTAAATCTGCCCGTGTTGGCTATTCAAAAATGTTGCTCGGGGTTTATGCATATTTTATTGAGCACAAACAGCGAAACTCCCTGATCTGGCTTCCTACCGACGGCGACGCCGAAAACTTCATGAAGTCGCATGTTGAGCCGACTATCCGGGATATTCCTTCACTGCTTTCACTGGCACCGTGGTACGGCAAGAAACACCGTGACAACACGCTCAGTATGAAGCGTTTTTCTAACGGTCGCGGTTTCTGGTGCCTGGGCGGAAAGGCGGCAAAAAACTACCGTGAAAAATCGGTGGATATTGCCGGATACGATGAGCTCGCAGCATTCGACGACGATATTGAAAAAGAGGGATCACCGACCTTTCTCGGTGATAAGCGTATTGAGGGGTCGGTGTGGCCCAAATCAATCCGCGGATCCACGCCCAAAGAGAAAGGAACATGCCAGATTGAGCGTGCGGCAAAAGAGTCAGAACACTTCATGCGCTTCCACGTTGCCTGCCCGCACTGCGGCGAGGAGCAATATCTCAAATTTGGTGATAAAGAAACGCCATTCGGGCTGAAGTGGACGCCCGGTGAACCGGCCAGTGTTTTTTACCTTTGTGAACATAACGCCTGCGTGATTAAACAGCAGGAACTGGACTTTACTGAGGCCAGGTACATCTGTGATACCACAGGGATCTGGACACGAGACGGTTTATCCTGGTTTTCATCAACAGGCGCAGAAATTGACCCGCCGGACAGCGTGACGTTTCACATCTGGACAGCATACAGCCCGTTCACCACCTGGGTACAGATCGTCAAGGACTGGATCAAAACGAAGGGGGATACCGGAAAGCGCAAAACCTTCGTGAATACCACGCTGGGTGAAACGTGGGAGCCGAAAATCGGTGAACGGCCTGACGCGGATGTGATGGCTGAGCGTAAGGAACACTTTGAAGCCTCAGTCCCTGATCGGGTTGCCTATCTGACCGCCGGGATCGACTCCCAGCTTGATCGATACGAAATGCGCGTCTGGGGATGGGGACCTGGCGAAGAAAGCTGGCTCATTGACCGGCAGATCATCATGGGCCGTCATGATGATGAGGCGACGCTTCTCAGGGTTGATGAGGCGCTCAACAAAACATATCCCCGACACAATGGCGTTGAAATGTCGATATCCCGTATCTGCTGGGATATCGGCGGTATTGATCCCACCATTGTCTATAACCGCTCGAAAAAACATGGTCTGTTCCGTGTGATCCCGATAAAAGGGGCATCCGTTTACGGCAAGCCCGTCGCGAATATGCCTCGCAAGCGAAATAAGAACGGTGTCTATCTGACGGAAGTCGGTACTGATACCGCGAAAGAGCAGGTTTACAACCGTTTCACCCTGGTAGCCGAAGGTGATGAACCGTTGCCGGGGGCGGTTCACTTCCCCAACAACCCTGATATTTACGACCTGACTGAAGCACAGCAGCTGACCGCCGAGGAACAGGTTGAGAAATGGGTGGACGGGCGGAAGAAAATAGTCTGGGACAGCAAAAAGCGCCGCAATGAGGCACTCGACTGTTTTGTGTATGCGCTGGCGGCACTGCGGATCAGTATTTCCCGCTGGCAGTTGAACCTTGATTCTCTTCTGGCAAGCCTGCTGGAGGAAGAAGGGGCGCGTAAACCGAAAAAGACCGTGGCAGATTACGCCAGGGCATTATCTGGAGATGAGTAATGGCGTCACAATCCGATCTCGACAGCGCCCGCGCAGCACTGCATGACCTGATGACGGGAAAGCGGGTGGCGACGGTACAAAAGGACGGTCGCCGGGTGGAGTTTACGGTGACTTCGGTGAGCGACCTTAAAAAATACATTGCTGATCTGGAGGTTCAGGTCGGTATCACTCAACGTCGCCGGGGGCCGGCAGGATTTTACGTATGAAAACACCTGCACTTTTGGGGCCGGACGGCAGGACGTCGTTACGGGAATACGCCAGTTATCACGGCGGTGGTCATGGTTTTGGTGGGCAACTCAGGGGGTGGCAACCGCAGAGCGAAAGCCCTGATGCGGCGTTACTGCCCAATTTTGCGCGCGGTAACGCCCGCGCAGACGATCTGGTCAGGAATAACGGCTATGCCGCAAATGCGATACAACTGCACCAGGATCATATCGTCGGCTCATTCTTTCGCCTGAGCCACCGTCCGAGCTGGCGTTTTCTTGGCATTTCTGAAGAGGATGCCCGGGCTTTCTCCCGCGAGGTGGAAGCCGCATGGAAAGAGTTTGCCGAAGACGACAACTGCTTTATCGATGCGGAGCGCAAACGCACTTTCACGATGATGATCCGTGAAGGCGTGGCAATGCACTCCTTTAATGGTGAATTGTGTGTGCAGCCCGCGTGGGACAGCAGCCCCGGACGCCTTTTCCGTACACAGTTCAAAATGGTCAGTCCGAAGCGTATCAGTAACCCGAATAACACGGGCGACACGCGAAACTGTCGCGCCGGTGTGGCGGTGAACAACACCGGGGCAGCGGTGGGGTATTACGTCAGCGATGATGGTTATCCTGGCTGGATGCCGCAGAAATGGACGTATATCCCGCGTGAACTGGCTGGTGGGCGCACTTCATTCATTCACATTTTTGAGCCGCTTGAGGACGGCCAGACCCGCGGCGCCAACCAGTTTTACAGCGTCATGGAGCAAATGAAGATGCTCGATACGTTGCAGAACACACAGTTGCAGAGCGCTATCGTGAAGGCAATGTATGCTGCCACTATCGAGAGTGAACTCGATACCCAGACCGCGATGGATTTTATTCTCGGCGCTGATAATAAAGAGCAGCAGAACAAATTCACAGGCTGGCTGGCGGAAATGGCATCGTACTACTCTGCGGCGCCTGTTCGCCTGGGTGGGGCGAAAGTACCGCACCTTATGCCGGGTGATTCCCTGAATCTCCAGTCGCCACCGAACGCGGATAACGGCTATTCGGTCTTCGAACAGTCGCTGTTGAGGTATATCTCTGCCGGGCTTGGCGTGTCGTTTGAGCAACTGTCCCGAAATTACTCCCAGATGAGTTACTCCACCGCCCGCGCCAGCGCCAATGAATCATGGGCGTTTTTTATGGGGCGCCGGAAATTCGTGGCGTCCCGTCAGGCGTGCATGATGTTTCTCTGCTGGCTGGAGGAGGCCATTATCCGTCGGGTTGTGACATTGCCTTCCCGGGCGAGGTTCAGCTTTCAGGAAGCGCGAAGCGCCTGGGGAAACTGCGACTGGATTGGTTCCGGGCGTATGGCTATTGACGGACTGAAAGAGGTTCAGGAAGCGGTCATGCTGATCGAAGCGGGCCTCAGTACTTATGAAAAAGAGTGCGCCAAACGCGGTGAAGATTATCAGGAAATTTTCGCGCAGCAGGTTCGCGAAACGATGGAGCGCCGCGCCGCCGGGCTCAAACCGCCTTCATGGGCTGCTGCTGCCTTCCAGTCCGGGTTAGAGAATTCCACTAAGGAGGAGAAAGATGACGCCCGAGCTGCGTAATCTCCCGCATATTGCCAGCCTGGCTTTTAATGAGCCGCTGCTACTTGAACCCGCCTATGCGCGGGTTTTCTTTTGCGCGCTGGCGGGCCAGTTGGGTATTACCCGTCTGACAGATACCGTTTCCGGCGTCACTCTCAGCGGTGAACAGATTGCTGAACCCCTTGCGCTGTTTGGTGACGATGAAGAGATGGGGCCGCGCCCGTCACGCAGTTACCAGGTGATCGACGGTATCGCGGTTTTGCCGGTTTCCGGCACGCTGGTGAGTAAAACCCGTTCGCTGCAACCGTATTCAGGTATGACGGGTTACAACGGCATTATTGCCCGCTTGCAACAGGCTATCAGTGATCCCGGCGTGGACGGCATTCTTCTGGATATGGATACACCTGGCGGCATGGTATCCGGTGCTTTTGACTGCGCTGACATTATTGCCCGTCTGCGGGATATCAAACCGGTCTGGGCGCTGGCGAACGACATGAACTGTAGCGCCGGGCAGCTTATCGCCAGCGCGGCATCCCGTCGTCTTGTTACCCAGACCGCCAGAACCGGTTCGATCGGCGTCATGATGGCGCACAGCAACTACGGTGCTGCACTCAAGACCAGCGGCGTCGAAGTCACGCTCATCTACAGCGGCGATCACAAGGTCGACGGAAACCCTTACGAAAAGTTGCCGAAGGATGTGCGTGCTGATTTTCAGGCTCGTATTGATGCCACCCGACAGATGTTTGCTGAGAAGGTGGCCGGGTACACCGGCCTGACTGTTCAGGCGGTACTGGATACCGAAGCGGCGGTTTTCACCGGACAGGAATCTATTGAGAACGGAATCGCAGACGAACTCGTCAATAACACCGACGCGCTCAGTGTGATGCGCGATGCACTTGATAAACGAAAGAAAATAACCCTCGGAGGAAATATGAAAACTACCACTGCATCCGCTGAAACAACTCAGCCTGTAGCGGACGCGCCAGCCGGAGTCACTGTCGACGGTGCGATGCCTGCCGCGGCGGTAAATGCTGCACCCGCCGATATCAGCGCGCAGGTTTCAGCGGCGGTAAATGCCGAAAACAGCCGAATCATGGGGATACTGAACTGTGAAGAGGCGAAGGGCCGTGAATCGCAGGCGCGGGTGCTCGCGGCAACACCGGGTATGACGATTGAAAATGCGCAACTGATCCTCGCCGCGGCGCCAGCGAGCGCGCAGGTCAGAACGGATACCGCACTTGATCGCCTGATGGACACCGCGCCTGGTGCTGTCAGTGCCGCCAGCCAGGCATCTGATACCGATGACCTGATGAACACACCTGTATAAGAGGTTCCAATGCCAAACGAAGAATTTAAGCATTATCAGCCGCTGGGTAACAGTGACCCGGCACATACCGCATCCGCACCCGGTGCCTTAACGGACAGTGTTCCGGCGATGACGCCGCTGATGCTTGATCCCGCTGCCGGAAAGCTGGTTGTCTGGGACGGTGCTGCCGCTGGCACAGCGACAGGCATTCTCGCGATTGACGCCGATCAGAATAGTGCTCAACTGACGTTCTTTAAAACGGGCTCTTTCCGGATTGAAGATGTGTTGTGGCCTGATGCTGCGGCAACCGATAACGTCAGGCGCAACGCCTTCGCCGGTACCTCCATCAGTATTGTGTGACCACTTAACCAGCCAGTTATCTCCATCCATAAAGGCCGCATGAGCGGCCTTTTTTCTACGGGAAAAAACTATGTCTATGTATACCACTGCCCAGTTGCTGGCGGTTACCGAGAAAAAATTCAAATTCGATCCGCTGTTTCTGCGTATCTTCTTTCGTGAAAGCTATCCGTTTTCCACCGAAAAAGTTTACCTTTCTCAGATCCCCGGCCTGGTGAATATGGCGCTGTATGTGTCGCCGATTGTCTCCGGCAATGTGATCCGCTCACGCGGCGGTAATACTTCCGAATTCACGCCGGGTTATGTGAAACCTAAGCACTTAGCATAGCTTTCTGAGGCTATCGTGCAGTTGCTGGTTTTTACACTTAATCTTTTGATTATAAAGAATAAGTTTTTCTGGCGCTTTCACTGGATTTTCCTCGTTATCTGTGCGTTGCAATCACCTCTGTATTGCAACTTGTATTGCTTTTTGGGGGCTAAAATGGCGAGCGAGAACAAACTGAGCGACAAAACGCTTAAAGGTTATCTGGGTAAACACAGAGAAAAGCAGATCACTGTTGCGGATGGGAAGGGGCTTTCCGTTCGTGTGAGTAAGAAGGGGGCTGTGAGTTTTGTTTTCTTCTACAGGTTAGCTGGTGGTCTGACGGCTCCTGTCTGGTTAACGCTTGGTAAATATCCTGATATGTCGTTAAAACAAGCCAGGGAAAAGCGGGACGAGTGTCGGGCATGGCTGGCAGACAAACGCGATCCTCGTATCCAGATAAAGATTCAGTCTGAAGAACGATTAAAGCCGGTCACTGTGGAGGATGCACTTAATTACTGGTACGAAAATTTTTGCAAGGTTCGTCGTAAAACCCATGCAGTGACGCTGGGACGCTTTCGTAAGCATATCTTTCCCTATATTGGCCACTTACCTGTAAACGACACTCACCTCTATGAATGGCTGGATTGTTTTGACCGGATTAAACGTAATGCACCAGTCATGGCTGCGTATGTTTTTTCAGACACAAAATTAGCTCTTCGTTTTTGCCGGGTTCGCCAGTACGCGACATGTGATGCACTAAAGGACTTGCGAATGAGTGATGTCGGACAAATTGCAGGTAAGAGGGATCGGGTCCTAAGTGAGTCGGAGATAGGGCAGCTCTGGAAATTCATCTTTGTTGAGCCTGATATTAAGTTGATGTCCGAATACACCAGGAAAATGTTTGTACTGTGTACGGTTTTCGGATGCCGTATGAGTGAAGCCCGGTTATCAGAATGGAAAGAGTGGGATCGCGATAGCTGGATTTGGACTGTACCAAAAGAGCATTCCAAAACTGGTGTAGAAATTGCCAGGCCAGTTCCTGAAGTATTGCGGCAGTGGATAACGGACGTTCACGAGGAAACAAAGCGTAGTGGCTATGTATTGGGTAGCCTGCGTATCAGGGAAAGTGTGAGCAAAATTGGCGGTAAAATCGGTAAACGTCTGGGCCATGAAAAACAATGGTCACTTCATGACCTCAGGAGAACGCTTTCAACCCATCTGAGCGATCTCGGTGTGGAATTTCATGTTGTAGAACAGTTGTTAGGCCATGCGCTACCAGGTGTGGCAGGTGTTTACAACCGAAGTAAGTTCATGGCTAAAAAACTGGATGCTCTGGATCTCTGGACAACATACCTGAACAGCATCTCAGGTGCAGAAACAAAAGTGACAATCCTCAAACAAAAGGCTGGTTAACATGAAAAAAATGGCAGTTGTTGATAAAAATGGTCTGGAGTACATTCCTAACATCGATCGCATGATCCGTGAGAAAGAGTGTCGGGAGCTAACCACTCTGGCAAACAGCACGCGCTGGAAGTTGGAGAAGGAAGGGAAGTTTCCAAAACGGATTAAGATCGGGGCTACTGCTGTAGCTTATCGCCTTTCTGAAGTTCAGGCATGGATTAGAGGTGATAACTGGATAAGTAAATAGAGGATTTGGTATGGCGTTATTTCATTATACGGACTTGGGTGGTTTGAAAGGGATGCTTGAAAGTAAATCACTTTGGGCAACTAATCTATATTTTCTAAATGATAGAAACGAGGCTGTGCATGGCTACTATTGTTTTGAAAACACGATTAAATATCTTGATGATAAAGTTATCTCTCAAAAGAAAAAAGAAATATTGCAGAATGCACTTGATGCTTGTAAAGGTGAGCTAAGTAAAGAAGGGAATACACGCGAAAAAAACATCTATAATATTTCTTTTTGTTTGGATTCAGATAAGTTGAGCCAGTGGAGAGGATATAGTGCTCATCAAGGCGTATGTATAGAATTTGATAAGGATGAATTAATATATGGAATTGATTCTGAAGGAATGCATTTCAAACATAATAAGGTTAACTATTGTAGTGAAACAAGTACGGTTGAAATGAATGAAAGCATTAATTTATTTTTTCAAAAAATAAATATTAACCCCCAAACTATAGATGACAACTTTGTTTGGTATATCAGTGCATTTACAATGATTAATCAAATTACTCCTTTTTTCAAAAATGATGGCTTCTCAGAGGAAAATGAATATAGGTTCATATTTTCCCCTGATGCCGAAATGATGGATGTTAAGTTTAGAGTTAATGCTAATGGACTGATCCCGTATATAAGTGTAGGAATGAAGGGGAAAGCGAAACTTCCTATCCAAAAGATTATTATAGGCCCAGCAAAGGATCCTGATTTTATAGTTAATGGCATTAAAATGCTTTTATTGAAATTTGGTTATGAAAATGTTGCAATTGAAATTTCAAAAGTACCTTATCGCGGGTGAAATTCAAGCCCCGAGAGGGGCTTTATTAAGCTTTAGGTTTGATTCCTTGCCTTATCAACTCCTCGCGAGCGAGTTTTTTGAGCCAATTGCCCAGACTGATTCCTTCACGCTCTGCTGCCTCATTCATTTGCTGTCTTAATTCTGGATTTATCCTTAACTGGAAGGTCGGAGACCAACCTTCTCCTTTCGGAGTTTTATCGCGCTTTATTGTTGACATGTACGTACGTAACCTCATAGTATGTAATTATTATGTACGTACGTTATCACGTGCGACGTAACAAAAGCAACGCCCCGAAGTGCTTGGAACCACTGCCGGGGCGTCTAACCACGAACCGTTAACTGGAGTAACGACTATGGCTGGAACACAGCATACCCAAACTCACCCTAAATTTACATGGTTGTTCTTAGCAACCCCTGAGCTACGGCCCGAATGCTCTCCTGTAGTTTTACGATGTGATGCTGATTCGGAGGAGGCCGCTCGAGCTATCTTTCCTGAATGGCATCTAACTTTTGCCGCAAAAATTAGAACAGAAAGTCCTTTCTCATTCACATGGTCCACCTGGAGCGATTCAGAACGCGCAACTATCTGGTCAATGATGGGGAGTGAAATTCAACTCCCTACGGAGGTGCGACATGCGTAAGGTCAAATGGTCAGAAATTGACATTGAAGATGAACTGCGCCGACTGGAAGCACTGCTCTCAACATCGCTGTACATGAATTTCGATGATGAAACTGAGTACAGCGTCGCTATGGATCTGATCAGTATGTCTCTGTCTCGCGTTCGTGAATTGAAAGCTGCCAGTGAGGTGAACCATGCGTGATATCTACCATCAGCTTGTTAAGAGCACTCCTGATTTTAAAAACTTCACTGATCAGGATTTGGCTGAATCCAGCGATTTATATGCCGCTGGCGCATTTGCCATCAGTAGTGCGCTCACCCTGATCGGCAATCTGGCGCTAGACGCAACTAATGCAGAAGACTATGCAGATGAAGATGCCCGGCGTGACCTGGTTCTTGTAAGCCATGTATTGCGTCACCTTCCAAGAATGGCCCAAGCGCTAAATCAGAGTAGTGATTCTGCGGATTATGTACGTACCCAGCGTAACAAGGGAGGCAAGGCATGATCAGCAACGTCAAATTTAACGAACTGACTAGCCGCGTTGATTTGCTGGTGGAGAAGGTTTTGCATCTTGAGGCAAAAGTCAAATCACTTACTGATAGCCAGGGAGGAGAGATCCCCCCGGTATGACCCCGGTAACTACGCTGGCGGCGCAGTTCGGTATTTCCACCAAGAAGGCCGAAGAACTGGCGAAAAATACGGGGGTAATGCTGGTGCGGATGAAATCAGGCGGATTCATTGCACCTGATGAGAAATTCAGGGAGGCGGCGCGACTGGTACTTCGGGCGGCAAAACGTAAATACGGATCGGCGTACTGGTATCACCCGCTGATTGGCAAGTTCCAGATGAGCGGAGGGATCCCGAAATGACAGATGCAGTGATGACAGTCGAAGCAGTATCTGATGCGCTGTTTACCTGCGTATATCGCTGGGCGCATGGGAAGCCTATGAAAGCCAGTGAGGTTACAGAGGCCATCCACCAGCACAAGGAGCCAATGACCCGCTACGGTGCTTTGGCTTCACGGTTAGGGCAACTGCAGTCCATGACCTATGAAACTTTATGCGAGGCTGGTTTTCTGGATACAGATCACGATAGGGAGATTGTAGCCCGGCGCCTGGTGGTGTCGGAGATTCTTGGAGAAGAAGAACTTAACGACTTGTTGCGCGATATTGAACGGATCCAACGTCTGTTTTCTGAGAACCGTAAACAGGAGAAGAAAACGCGTCTCCCGCTTTCGTGGGGATCAGACGGCTTTAATGTGCGTCAGGATTTCATCATTAAACACCACCTGCCATCACAGTCACTTTGTGCCATATACGGCCCCAGCGGTTCTTACAAGAGCTTTCTGGCTATTTCGTGGGCCTGTCACATTGCATCTGGTAAAACGTGGGGAGGTAATAACGTTGCGCGTGGTGCTGTGCTGTATGTTGTCGGTGAAGGTGGGGTGGGTGTTCCGCGCCGGGTAAAAGCGTGGGAAACAGTCAATGGGCAGCTACCCAAAAGCATATGCCTGGTTAACCGTCCTGTGTTTCCAGTGAGAAAAGAAGATGTGCAGGAGGTACTTGTAGCGGCTAAACAGGTTGAACATGAGTCAGGTATGCCGGTGCGGCTGGTGGTGATCGATACGCTGGCCAGATGCTTTGGTGGCAATGATGAAAACGACGCGCGTGATATGGGGGCTTTTATTGAAGGATGTGACACCATCAAACAGAAAACAGGTGCTACGGTGCTGGTGGTTCATCACTCAGGCAAAGACGAGGCAAAAGGGGCGCGTGGTTCCAGTTCGTTCAGGGCTGCACTTGATGCTGAGTTTCATGTTAAGCGTGAAGGTGAAGCGCGGGCGCTTATATTGTCCTGTACGAAGATGAAAGACTCAGAAGAACCAGAACGTCACGCCTACGATCTGCGGCAGGTGGATCTGTATACCGATGAGGACGGTGATAATGTGGCGTCTCTGGTTGTATATGACACGCCACGCGAAGCGAGGGAGATTGATCCGGCGCTGGTTGGCGCACCAAAGTTGAGTGATAACCATATGGCTGTATGGCAGGCAATACGCAGCAGAACAGCCAAAGGAGAACCGTGTACACGGGCTGTAATACGTGACGACCTGAAAGCTGTTGGTATGGATACCAGCAAACACTTTTCCCGCTGGCTTACCAAGTTGATTGAGCTTGGCATGGTCGTTAAAGATGGTGAAAATTTGTCAATTCGTTCATTGCGGGAAGTGGCGGAATAGATGGGGAGATGGTGGGGAGTGGTGGGGAAAAGCGTGTAACTCCCCACTCCCCACTGTGTATATGGGGCCAAAGTGGGGAGTTTGGCTGAAACCCTCGTCATCACTGGCGTGAGAGGGTATTTAAAAAAATGTAGGTGGGGAGCTAGTGGGGAGCTTGTAAAGTGGGGACTAAGTGGGTAATAAGTAATGCATCATCCTGATTTTTTGTCGGCAAGGAGTACCGATGTCAACGTTAGTCGATTTGGTCTCAGCTTTAGCATGGCCATGTGTAACCGTATGGTTTGTTCTCAGGTTCGGAGAAGAGGTTAAGCAGCTAATTTATCGTTTAAGCCGCATGAAAATGGCTGGAGTAGAGGCCGAATTCAGAGCTTCGCTTGAAGAAGTTGAAGATCTGGCTGATGAAGTTCCAAATGTCACATTGACACCGGAAGCTCAAAATGTTGATCCTGAATTCACGCGAAGGCTCTCACAACTACAGAGAATAGCAAACATATCACCCCGGGCAGCAATTATGGAGTCTTGGCTGCTCATTGAGGAGGCCGCTGGAAAAGCTGGCTTTGTCCAGGGCGCTTCCATTCCTAGAATTAATATTGGGCTATTTATAGATTGGTTAGTGAAAGATGGGAAAATAAGCAGTACAACGGCTGAACTGGTTAGTAAAATGAGATTGCTGCGAAATAAGGCCGCTCATCTAGGAGACTTTGAACTGACTAAAGATGAAGCTGAACGATATTTGAATATTGCGGTGCAAATATCAACGCTAATAATTAACCCCGAAGATAATTTAGAAAATAATTAATAAGGTATAGATGGCTTGGGATTAATTAAGGGAATCGTTTCTTTATATGGCGATTTAAAGCTTCGGTGCGTAATTTATATGTGAGAGAGCAAAGTGAAAGATCTGATAAAGAATTATAGAGAGGTTGCTGAGCGTAGTTCTGGTTGTTTGGCATTATCAGTTATGCATATGTTTGTTTTGGTTGTTTTGCTTAAGAGGATATTAACGGGACATTTAGCTGTAACGGAATTGGTAATTGCTTTCATGATGGTGATATTCATTTTTATAGGCTTAATTATCGTGTCTAAATGTATAACATTAACTATTCATGAGGTTGTGAAAACTTTGTCGGGTAGAATGGTAATGTATACTCTTTATTATATCGTTTCCTTAGGGACGGTACTCTCTGGAATCGTTACTGCTGGTGTGAAGTTAAGTTGATAATATAAAAAGACGGGCCATGTTTTGACCCGTCTCTGCACTATCACGAAGAATTTAAACTGAGTTGTCATCTTTGGAGGAAACGACAAAGAAACATTAACAGATGTTTAGCTGGTGGTATCACCCAAAGAGAAGTTTATACAATATTGCACACCATTTTACATGATTGCATCCGTTCATACCCAGTTATGCAGTGATAGCATTATCTCTGTACACATTCTGTTTAAACTTTTTTGAGGAAGAGATATGCCAGATTTATATTCACCAGCAGCGCTTGTCCGGGTTGTAAGTGCTGAGGATATCCAGAAGCAGCTTAAAACCCTTTTCACAGATTTATTCTTTACCCGCGCGGTAACGTTCGAAACACGTGATATCATCCTGGACACTATCGACGACCCAAATATTCCGATCGCAGCGTTTTGTTCACCTATGGTTGGTAGTAAGGTGGCGCGTGATGAGGGCTATGAATCAAAATCCATCCGTCCGGGTTACATGAAGCCCAAGAGTAGTATTGACCCAAATAAACTGGCCGTTCGGCCGGCTGGTGTCACTCCTGAACAATACAGCACTCTCGATACCCGCAATATCAAGATTAAGCAGGCCATTCTTAAACAGTCGATTGCTATCCGGGCGCGTATTGAATGGCTTGCTGTTCAGGCAGTCACTACCGGGAAAAATATCATTGAAGGGGAAGGTATTGAGCGCTACGAACTGGACTGGAATATCAAAACCCAGAACATGATCATTCAGTCTGGTGGTGCAGCCTGGTCAGGTAAAGACAAGGCAACATTTGACCCAAATGACGATATTGAAACCTATTCAGAACTGAGTGAAGGGGTAACAAATATCATCATCATGGGTGGAAACGTCTGGAAGAAATATCGCTCATTCAAAGCGATTAAGGATGTGCTCGATACCCGTCGCGGATCAAATGCTCAACTGGAAACGGCACTTAAAGACCTGGGTGATTCAGTGAGCTTTAAGGGATATATGGGAGACGTTGCAATCGTTGTTTATAGCGGTCGTTATACCGATGAAGACGGCACCGAAAAATATTTTCTCGACCCTGATTTGATGGTGCTTGGAAATACGGCCCTGCAGGGGATTGTGGCTTATGGCGGGATTCAGGACCCTGAACTTATCCGTATGGGGATCACCAAAGCAGAACTCGCGCCTAAAAATTACATCGTGCCTGGCGATCCGGCTATTGAATACGTCCAGACCCATTCCGCGCCGCAACCTATTCCGGCTCGTATTAACCGCTTTGTCACCGTTCGAGTGGCTTAAGGAGCATTCATGACTACGCATTACACTGAGCTGGTGGCTGGTACCGAGGCGCTGGTGTCTACTCTGGGGATATTTGTTGGTGGTAAGGGGGTAATCCCGGCGCTTACGCCGCTGATGCAGGATAACACCACTGGCGCTCTTGTTGTCTGGGATGGCGTGAACGCAGGGCAGGCGGTCTATGTGTCCTGCTTTGCCGTTGATACCGCCAGTCAGACACAGGCGCAGGTCTATAAAGCAGGCGTGATGAATGTTGACGCGCTCAACTGGCCTGAGGCGGTGACAACCCTCTCTGCTAAGGTTGCCGCCTTTGTTGGTTCTGGTATTTCTGTTCAACCGCTGGCACTGGTGTAAGGGGATTACAATGAAAGATAACAGCCTGATGGCAACTGCCGATGCCCTCTATCCGGATCCTGTTGTGCGCGAGCTAGAAGAACTGGCAGACAAGATGAACGTAAGTGAGCGCCTGGTTGATATGAATCAGGTGATTGAACTGACCACACTAAGCCGCAGAACGTTACTTAACCTCGAGGCACGCGGTGAATTTCCGGCGCGTGTACAGGTCACTGAGGGTCGCAAGGCCTGGTATCTGAGTGAAGTGATTGAGTGGATTAACAACATCCCCCGTTGCTCTGAGACATGCCAGATCCCTGTACCAGTCAAACCAGAAGCTTCGCTATGCCTCAAAACTGAACGAGTTCGCCGCCAGGTCCGTGACGGGAAAAGCAAGCTGGTAGGCTGATCGAACAGGCTCGATTGACCCGGCAATTGGGCGCGGGTCCTTTCGGGCGATCCGGCTTACTACGGGGCGGCAGCGTCGCAGAATAGCGCTATTTATGAGATTTTCTGAGATGCTGGTGGTGGTGTTGTTGTTCGTTGTATCCGTATGATTTAGATGGTTTTTATAACTTCAATACACCCACTTGAGCATTAAAAAAAACGGTTTAAAGGTGGAAAATGGCTCAGTATCTACTGAATAAGAAGAACATGGCAAAAAGCTGTAAGGTCGGTGTGACAGCTTTCGACAAATGGGGCATCGAACCGATACAGCGTATCGGGCGTGAGGCATTTTATGATGTTGCCAGCGTGGTGAGTAACAGGGTTGAAAATGAGTTGAGTAAAATTATGGATCAGGGCGGCGACATTGATGACGCTGAACTGTTAAAGGCCCGGATTCGCCTGACGAACGCCCAGGCAGATGCGCAGGAGTTGAAGAATGCCCGTGAAACAGGCGAGGTTATTGATACTGCATTTGCCACTTATGTCCTTGCGAAACTTGCCGCAGAAATCGGTTCAATCATGGATAGTCTTCCTCTGACAATAAACCGTAAATTTCCGGACATGGAGACTCGCTACTCCAATGCTATCAAAGTTGAGGTAAACAGGGCGGTAAGCCGTGCTTCAACTGTTGCTGACCTTATTCCTGAAATGGCTGAGCGGTACATTGAAGAAAATCAGAAGGGCTGAATACTATGAATCCATGTGCAGAAGTCATGACAACTATCAAACTGAGTGGATCTTTAGCTTCTTTATTCGGCAGAGAACATCAGCGCCTTATCGGTCCGACGCGTGAAGCATTCAGAGCATTATCAGCCACTATTCCGGGATTTGAGAAATTCATGAACACCAGCAAGGCGCGAGGACTCACTTTCGCTGTGTTCGTGGATAAAAATAATGTTACGCAGGATGATCTCGATTTTCCAAATGGTGGTCAGACGATTCGAATCGTTCCGATCATTATGGGTAGTAAGCGTGCAGGTGTACTGCAGACCATTCTTGGTGCCGTCCTGGTGGTCGTTGGCGTACTGGGGTCAACGATAGGGCAAGCATGGGGCGGTGGTGTATGGGGGCCGGCAGCATGGAAAATTGGGGCGGCAATGATGGTGGGTGGTGTCGTGCAGATGCTGTCTCCTCAGCCCGCAGGGTTAGCCAGTAAACAGGATGCGGCTAATCAGGCCAGCTACGCGTTTGGTGGCGTGACGAATACCGCAGCACAGGGTTATCCCGTTCCTCTCTTATACGGAAAGCATCTCATCGGTGGTGCAATCATCTCCGCTGGCATCTATGTGGAGGATCAGCAATGAACGACAAGGCGAAATTATGGCCGGAAGGTGAGCTTTTCACACGTGAGGTGGTGATTCAAACAGGGCTGGGGCCATCAGAGGAAGGTGTGGAGCCAGCAGGATATGAAGATTTCCCCGTAATGGTGACGTTCATCGTCCCTCCGTTTGATGTAGTGGTGGAAACGTGGAGGAATACGGATCCGGCTAAATCGTTCGGCCTTTTTCGCCAGTTCATCGTGGGCTGGGATCAGGAGGAGGTGCTTTCCGATAAGGTCCTTATGGGGTTTCTGTACGCTTATCCCGGAACAGATGAAGCGCTTTTTAAAAGCTGGACAGAGTATATGAAAAGCAGACTGGCATGCAGTGAACATCAGTTCACAATGATCAGTTTGGCACTTAACTGAATATGAAATGGTTTAACGTTAAACCATCTAGTCAAGACTGTTACAACAGTAATGGCCCACAGGCAGGGCCACAAATTGAGCTAACAATACAGGTTATTGTTAATTAGATAGCACATCAAATGGTACGCAGTTATTTAACAATCCCATTTTTGAAAACCATTTGTTTAGCGCCAGAAACATAGTTCTGCACAATACCCAATAAATCCTTAGAGTAGTCAATTGTAGAAATTGTCTCTGCTGGCTTGGCGTATATGTAATCAAGTGAAAATCCTTTTAATTTTATGCTCATTTCCCCATTTTTAGACTCTAAGTATGCATCATCCAACTCTTCCTTATATGTGCCTGCACCATATTGAATGTTAGGTATTCTTCCTGCTAATGAGTTTGCTAGGTCGTAGAGAGAATACTTAGAATCAGTGGTTTTATCCACGATGAATATTTCGTTGTTTAGTTGTCTGCTGAAACTTGAATTTATACTTTCAACATTTAAATCTTTTCTTGATTCAAGCCAGGTTGCATCAACTAATGGTGAGAATGATGTTATTCTTGGTGGGAAAATAGCAACAATGTTAATCTGGGCTGTTTTTATGAGTGGCGTTCCATCCGGAGCACGCCAATCTTCATTATCGGCTTCGCGAATAATTAAAAGGTCTATTTTGTGTTGCTCCGCTTTCTTTTGAGTTCCACTTTGATACCCTGTCTTTGTCGCATATATAAGCCTTAATCCCGGGATATCTGCTGTTTTACCAATAAATGCGTCAATTTTCTCGATAGTTATAGATGAAGCGTAGTCCTTACATTCAATTACTGACTTATATTCATATCCGCCCAAGGTAAATTCCCAATAAACATCGAATTGCCTAGCTATGCCATTTCTATCAACGATTTTTTTGTTTACTTCAACATTAATGTTTTTTAAATGAGATATTTGCTCAGCATTTATCAAACTTTGTTGGATAGCTCCAACAAATTCTTCATAAGCCTTGCCAGTATTCTTAGTCATTGTGCACCTTCTTCCCATTCATCAGAGTAACAGCTAGCTACTTGTACACCTTGAATAAATGCGCTGATTTTTGCCACTCCGCGCTGTATTGCACGATGTATTGCATCAAGAAAAAATGATGTCGCATTAGAGTGATTTTATCACGCAAAATCATTCACATCCTTTCATATTTGACTCATGTAACCTAAGCACGAGGTAAACCCGCAAATGACGCTTCGTCGCCTGCCTGACGAAGATCCGCAGAACCTCGCCGATCCGGCATACCGCCGTCGCCGCATCATCCTCCAGAACATGAAAGATGAAGAGCTGGCGATTGCGCAGGTTGAAGAGATGCAGGCGGTTTCGGCTGTGCTCTATGGTAAATACACCATGACAGGGGATAAGTTTGACCCGGTTGAGGTGGATATGGGGCGCAGTGCCGTCAACAACATCACCCAGGCTGGCGGGGCTGCATGGTCCGGCAAAGACAAAGAAACGTATGACCCGACGGAGGACATCGAAGCGTATGCGCTTAATGCCAGCGGCGTGGTCAATATTATTGTTTTTGACCCGAAAGGCTGGGCACTGTTCCGTTCTTTCAAGGCAGTAAGAGAGAAACTGGATACCCGTCGTGGCTCAAACTCCGAGCTGGAAACCGCGCTCAAGGACCTGGGCAAGGCGGTGTCTTACAAGGGCATGTACGGCGATGTCGCGATTGTGGTTTACGCCGGGCAGTACATTGAAGGTGACGCCAAAAAGAACTACCTGCCGGATCTTTCTATGGTGCTGGGCAACACTCTGGCGCGCGGTCTGCGTACCTATGGCGCAATTCAGGACGTTGACGCACTGAATGCCGGTATCAACTCCTCCACGCGTTATCCGAAAAACTGGATCCAGACCGGCGATCCGGCGCGTGAGTTTACGATGGTCCAGTCTGCGCCACTGATGCTGCTGGCCGATCCTGATGAATTTGTGTCGGTAAAACTCGCGTAATTCCTCTCGTATGGCCCTCCGGGGCCATTTCTCTGGAGCACTATCCATGACAGCAAAAGAAAAACTGGTTGAGCGCCTGAAAGCGCTTGGCGCACAACTTGGGCGTGATGTGAACGTTACCGGCACTATCGAAGAACTGACGATGCGGGTTGCAGAGCTTGAGGAAGAGCTTGACGACGGTAACGATGACGAACAGTCCGGTGATAACGGGATTAACGCGCAGGAAAACGCCACGGACAATCCTGATGATGATCAGGTGCAGGAGAAACACGCGGTAACGGATGCCGGGCTAGTGACGGTTATTACGCGCGCCACCCTGCACATCGATGCGCTGCATGAAACAGAAAATACGCCTGTCGCCATCGCCGTGACAGGGATGTCGATCCGTGTTCTGCCGCATGAAGCCGAAGCATTGATTGCTGGTGGGCTTGCCAGCGAAAAATAACCGGGGGCGACGTGGCTGATTTCGACAACATTTTCGATGCTGCTCTGTCCCGTGCTGATGATGTTATTCGTTGCGCTATGGGGGTGGAAGCCTCAGTGACTTCCGGTGAAATGGCGGGGCAAACGATACGTGGTGTTTTTGATGATCCCGAGAGTGTCGCGTATGCGGGCAGTGGTGTCCGGGTGGAAGGTACAAGCCCGTCACTGTTCGTGGAGACATCTTCTGTCAGCGAGTTGCGGCGCCCCGATACCCTGGTGATCAACGGTTCGTCTTACTGGGTTGATCGTATCGGGCCGGATGATTGCGGAAGCTGTCATGTTTTCCTTGGTAAAGGTTCGCCGCCGGGATCAAACCGACGGCGTTAAGGGGGAGGCATGTCCATTAAAGGGCTGGAACAGGCAATCACAAACCTGAACAGTATCAGTACTACCGCTGTGCCGCGTGCTTCTGCGCAGGCGGTTAACCGTGTTGCGACACGCGCAGTCAATAAAAGCGTCTCCGTCGTATCGAAAGACACCCGGGTGCCACGCAAACTGGTTAAACAGCGCGCCAGGGTAAGGCGTGCCACGGTGAAGAAGCCACGGGCGCTTATCCGTGTAAACCGGGGTAACCTGCCGGCGATCAAACTCGGTACCGCCAGTGTCAGACTTTCCCGCCGTAAACGTGACAGGCGAGGGGCAAACAGTGTGTTGCGCATTGGTCCGTTTCGTTTTCCGGGCGCATTTATTCAGCAACTGAATAACGGTCGCTGGCATGTTATGCGGCGAACGGCAAAACCCCGCTACCCGATTGAGGTCGTCAGCATCCCGCTGGCGGTGCCACTGACAACGGCGTTTAAGGATGAACTGCCAAAACTGATGGAAACCGATATGCCCAAAGAGCTACGGGCATCCCTTAAAAACCAACTCAGGCTGATTCTGAAACGATGAAACACAGTGATATCCGACAGGCGATTATCGATGCCCTTGAAGGGACTATCGGTCATGACGCGATTTATTTTGACGGCCGGCCGGTGGCATTTGAAGAAAATGAATTTCCGGCAGTGGCTGTTTTTCTGACGGACGCAGAACCAACAGATGCTGTCCTGGATGCAAATGAATGGCAGGCCACCCTGCATATCGAAGTTTTTCTGCCTGCCCAGGTTCCTGACTCCGAACTGGATGAGTGGATGGAGTCCCGTGTTTACCCGGCTATGGCGGATATTCCGGCGCTGGAGGGGATCGTTACGCTCATGAATGTCCTGGGGTATGACTACCAGCGCGATGAGGATCTGGCGCTGTGGAGTTCCGCCGACCTTAAATATTCCATTACTTACGAAATGTGAGGTTGCTATGCCAACACCAAACCCGCTTGAGCCTGTAAAAGGTGCAGGCACCACGCTGTGGATTTATACCGGCACGGGGAATCCGTTCGCCAACCCGCTTTCGGATATCGACTGGAGCCGCCTGGCGAAAATCAAGGATCTGACGCCGGGAGAAATGACGGCTGAATCGTATGATGATACCTATCTCGACGATGAAGATGCAGACTGGAGTGCAACGGCTCAGGGGGAAAAATCAGCCGGGGATACGTCCTTTACGCTGGCCTGGAAGCCGGGTGAAGCTGGTCAGAAAGACCTGGTAACCTGGTTTAATGATGGCTCGGTTCGCGCTTACAAAATCAAATACCCGAACGGTGCCGTTGATGTGTTCCGCGGCTGGTGCAGCAGTCTCGGCAAGGCGATCCCTGCCAAAGAAGTCATCACCCGCACAGCAAAAGTCACCAACACCGGCAAACCTGGACTGGCAGAAGAAAGCGGCGCGCCGTTGGTTCCGGTAACCGGCGTCACGCTGGATAAAGAGACTGCAGCGGTGGGTATTGGTGACACGACCACCGTGGTCGTCGGGATTACTCCTGCAGGGGCATCAGATAAAACCTTCCGCCTTTCCTCATCCGATCCGTCAGTGGCGACAGCAACTGCCAGTGATGACACCGTCACGATTGCGGGGGCGGCGGCAGGCACCGCAGATATTGTGGTCATGACCAATGATGGCCTTTTCGTGGCGATCTGCAGCGTAACCGTTTCCTGAATACCGGGGCTTCGGCCCCGTCCCGGAGTTAATCATGTTTCTGAAAAGCGAACCGCTAAAGCATAACGGTGCGAGCGTTACGTTGTATGAGCTGTCGGCGCTGCAGCGTATTGAGCATCTTGAATACCTGAAAAAAATTGAAGCCGTTGAAGAAGGGGATATCCAGACAGCCATGGAAACCACTGTGCGCGGCAGCGCATTTGTGGTGGCGATGTCACTGTGGCACGCCCATGCACTGAAAGGCACGCTGCCTGGTGGTGGTGACGAAGAGGTTAAAAAAATACAGGATGAGGTGCTGTCCACCTGGCCTCTCGAGGTGCTGGCACTGGCTGAATACAGGATAAAAATCCTGTCCGGTATGTTACCGCCGCCAGAAGACGTTACTGAACCTGAAAGCGATGTTCAGGCAGAGCCGGTCACCGCGGAAAAGTCCTCGCCAGCGAGCTGACGTTCGTCATGAAGCTGGCGCGTGAGTTCAGTCGTCCTGACTGGCGCGCAATGCTGGCTGGCATGTCCTCCACGGAATACAGCGACTGGCGTATTTTCTACCGGGACAACTATTTTCATGACGTGCAACTTGATGCTCACTTTTCAGGTTTGCTCTACACCCTTTCATCGATGTTTTTCCGTGACCCTGATTTGACTCCTGCCATCTTCAGCATACTGACACCGACTCCCGACGATTTGCCGCCGGAAGAGCCTGATGACGATATGTTGATGGCGAAGGCGTCAGGAATGACAGGAGGCGTTCGCTATGGCCCAGACGGCAGTCGGGGATCTGGTTGTTAACCTTGACGTTAACTCGACAAAATTTAATGAACAGATAACCCACGTTAAGCGACAGTTCAGACAAACAGGGGATGCGGCTAATGATACGGAGCTACGTATCCGGCAGGCGTTCTCGCGTCAGGAAATTGCGGCAAAAAAAGCCGGTCTTTCCGTGGGGCAGTACTCGAATGCGATGCGTATGCTTCCTGCTCAGTTTACGGATATCGCGACGCAACTGGCGGGCGGGCAGAGCCCCTGGCTCATTATGCTGCAGCAGGGCGGGCAGGTTAAAGACTCATTCGGTGGCATTATTCCCACGTTCCGGGTTTTGATGGGGGCCATATCTCCGCTGATGGTGGGTGTCGGCGCATTGTCAGTGGCAACGGGGGCGTTATTTTATTCGTGGTACCAGGGCTCATCCACGCTTTCAGAGTTCAATAAAACGCTCGTTCTTTCAGGTAATTCGGCAGGCCTGACGGCTGACAGAATGCTGGTTCTGGCAAGAAACGGACAGAGTGCCGGGCTGACGTTCAGCCAGACGAGTGAGGCGCTGACGGAACTGGTTAATGCCGGTGTGCGCGCCGGGGCGAATTTTGATGCGATGAGCCAGTCAGTTTCCCGCTTTACCGAAGCGTCCGGCGTTCCGATTGATAAGGTTGCAGCAGCGTTTGGCAAACTGACGAATGACCCAACTTCCGGTCTTATCGCGATGGCCCAGCAGTTCCATAACGTGACGGCTGAGCAGATTGCGTATGTTGCGCAACTGCAACGTGCCGGTGATGAGGCTGCTGCTCTGCAGGCGGCTAATGATGCGGCAACCAGCGGGTTTAACGAACAGACAAAATCCCTGCGCGATAATATGGGGACCATTGAGTCAGCTGCGGATTCCCTGAAGCGCGCTTTTAAATCGATGTGGGATGCGGCGCTTGACGTCGGGCGACCGGATACAGCGCAGGAGATGGTCAGTAAGGCCGAAGCCGCGTTTAAACGTGCGGATGAAATCTGGAACCTGCGTAAAAACGACGGTTACGTGAACAGTGAAGCGCGTGACCGGTTCTGGAATGACAGGGAGACAGCCCGGCTGGCGCTGGAAATGGCACAGCAACAGGCGGGTGTTGCAAGGGCGAATGAGGAGAATGCTTCCCGTGAAGCGGTTGCTGAGTCTGACAGGCAGAAATATGCCGCACAGGCACAGGCAAACTATGCAAAAACGCAGTCTGCACTTGAGAAGTACACGCAAAGGCAGAATGAGCTGAATAAGGCGCTGAAAGAGGGGCGCATTCTTCAGGCCGATTACAACATTAATATGTCGGCAGCGAAAAAGGAGTACGAGGATTCACTGAAAAAACCGGGCAAGGCTCCGGCGGTGAAAACGCCCTCCGGCGTCAGGGCCGTCGATACCGCCAGCGCACAGACGATTGAACTGCAGGCGCAACTGAGAACACTTCAGGAGCACCGCAGTATTACCGACACCATCAGCCAGCAGCGGCAGGAACTCTGGCGCCAGCAGTCACGGTTTACTGTCCTTGAAGAAGCCGCGAAAACACGAACCCTTTCCACTCAGGAAAAATCCTTACTGGCCAGCAAGGATGAAGTCCTTTCGCGCGCAGAGGTTAACGCGCGTCTCGGTGATCAGATCATGGCGCAGGAGCGCCTGAACCGCCTGCAGGATACTTCCCGGAAATACGTCACGCAGATCGGCGAAAAAACGCGGGCGCTGGTTGCTGGTGGTGCGATGAGCAGCCGGGCTGCGCAACGTCAGAATGAAGAGGCACAGCTTCGTCAGGGATGGCTCAATGCGGGAGGCACTGATACCGATCAGGGCTACCAGAATGAACTGGCCGCACTGAAAAACTACTACGAAGAGCAGGACAATCTGCGCAATGACTGGCAGTCCGGTGCAAAATCCGCCTGGGCCGACTACGTTGATTCTGCATCAGATGCTTATGGTCAGGTTAAATCTGCTGCAACAAGCACCCTGGATGGCATCAGTCAGAACATGGCCGATATGCTGACAACCGGGAAAGCTGACTGGGCTGACTTTACACGCTCCACGCTGTCAATGTTGACTCAAATCCTGATGAAACAGGCCATGGTTGGCCTTGTCGACTCGGCAACAACGGCTATGGGATTTGCGGGCGGTGGTTTTACTGGTTCAGGTGGGAAGTATGAGCCCGCCGGGGTGGTTCACCGTGGTGAATTTGTTTTCACCAAAGAGGCTACCAGCCGGATCGGCGTCGGCAACCTGTACCGGATGATGAAGGGCTATGCCTCTGGTGGTCTGGTAGGTGGTGGCACTGCTGGTCCGGCGGCCCCCTTCGGTGTCAGTGTCTATGCGCCGGTGACGGTTGAAAATCCCTCTTCCAGTACACAGCAGCAGAACAACGGGGAAGCGCTGGGACGAGCCTATCAGCAGGTGATTAAGAAATCGGTGAACGACGGGATTGCCAAAGCGATACAGCCTGGCGGTCTAATCTGGAATGCGACAAAAGGCAGGTAGGTTTTATGGCAATAGAAACTTTTACCTGGCGTATCCAGGCGGCAAGTCAGCCAACAACGGGCAGCAGGGATGCTGTCCGGAAGGTGCAGTTTGGTGACGGGTATACGCAAATCAGCGGATCGGGACTGAATGATGAAGTGCTCACCTATGAGTTTTCATATACAGGAAACCCGGGAACAGCGCTGGAAATCTACGCGTTTTTACGCCGGCATAAAACGAAGTCCTTTATTTTTACGCCCCCTTACGAGGATAAAAACTTGTGGCGGGTTGAGGCTGACAGTCTCAAGAAGGTGGTCAAAAACAAAAAGGTTATGACCATTACAGCAACATTCGAGCAGGCATTTGCACCATGACATTGCACACAGATTATCAAAAGCTTGAGCCAGGCAATCCGGTGCGGCTTTTTGAAGTCGACGGAACCGCGTTTGGTGTGTCTGACGTGATGTATTTTCACGCGCATAATGTCGCGTATACGTCGGATGAAATTGACGCTGCCGGTGGTGATGAAAGTAAACTGCCAGCAAAGTCGATCTGGTGGCAGGGGAATGAATATAAAGCCTGGCCATGTCAGATCGAAGGCATTGAGGCAACCACTGACGGCACCAGCCCACAACCCAAGCTCAGCGTCGCCAATCTTGACAGTTCGATTACCGCCCTGTGCCTTGCTTATGATGATCTTCTGCAGGCGAAAGTCTCTGTCCACGATACTCTGGCGAAGTATCTTGATGCCATAAATTATACTGGCGGTAACCCGACAGCCGATCCGACACAGGAGAAGCTGAAGGTTTTCTACATTGACGCTAAAAGCAGCGAGACCAACGAGGTTGTTGAATTTACGCTGACCAGCCCGATGGACCTGCAGGGGCTGATGATCCCGACGCGCCAGTTGCATTCTCTGTGTACCTGGTGCATTCGCAATAAGTATCGCTCTGGCGATGGTTGTGATTACGCCGGCGCGCGCTATTTCGACAAAAATAACAAGCCCGTCAGTGATCCTTCCCTGGATGAATGCAACGGCACCCTGACAGCATGCAAACTGCGACATGGTGAAAGTAACGAGTTACCGTTTGGCGGGTTCCCCGGCACCTCTTTAATCAGGAGTTAATATGCGGCAAAAAACCATTAGTGCCATTATGGCGCATGCCGCTGCCGAGTATCCCCGGGAATCCTGCGGTGTGGTGGCGCAGAAAAGCCGTGTTGAGCGTTACTTTCCGTGCCGCAATCTGGCAGCAGAACCGACAGAGCATTTTCATCTTTCACCGGAGGATTATGCGACCGCAGAAGACTGGGGAACGGTGATCGCTATCGTTCACAGCCATCCGGATGCAACAACGCAACCGAGTGAACTGGATAAGGCTCAGTGTGACGCAACGCTTCTCCCCTGGCATATTGTCAGCTGGCCGGAAGGTGATTTACGGACCATTCAGCCCCGCGGGGAGCTACCGTTGCTCGAGCGACCGTTTGTTCTTGGTCACTTCGATTGCTGGGGGCTGGTGATGAGCTACTTCCGGCAAACCCACGGGATAGAACTTCACGATTACCGCGTGGATTATCCGTGGTGGGAAGATCAGTATCCGGATAACTTTTATCAGGAGTGCTGGTTTGAATGTGGATTCCGGGAGTTCACCGGTGCGCCACAACCTGGCGACATGGTGATCATGCAGGTCCAGGCGAATAAGTGGAACCATGCCGGGATCCTGCTGGAGGGTAATATGTTGCTGCATCACCTTTACGGACACCTGAGCCAGCGAGTACCGTATGGAGGATACTGGCAAGAACGGACAATGAAGGTTCTGCGTTATAAATCTCTGTGCTAACCTTTTGCAAAGTCTATAAAGGGTAGGAATATGAAAAAGCTAGCTTTCACACTGTTTTTATTTTTATTAAGTGGTTGCTCTACTACAGGATTAGAACAAGACGATCCAATTTATTCGGGGTATTCTACTAAATCTCCGGATGAATTGAATAAATGCATTGCGCCAAAATGGGTGGCCTTAAAAGCTTCCTCCACAAGTATCCCTACCGATAATGGTTATCAGATATCATCTTCTGATGATTGGTTTGGTGCGGTATCTTTAGTAAAAATAGAGAAATCAGCATCAGGTGGATCAACTGTCAAAGTATACGCTCTGTCTAAAGGATGGAATGATCCTTGGGGGAATGCCGCCCGATCATGTATGTAATATTTAGCCTCTTCAAACCACCTTCGGGTGGTTTTTTATTCTTGGGGAATAGCAATGACAATCCATGATGAAAAAATGGTAACCATAGAATTGTATGGGCAACTAGGGAAACTGTTTGGAAAGTCTCATAAGAGAGTTGTAAGAACTAATGCAGAAGCTATTCATGCCTTATGTAAAACAATAGATAATTTTGAAAGATTCCTGAATAGTAGCAGAATAAGAGGTCTTACATTCGCTGTTTTCCGGGGGCAAGATAATATTGGTCTTGATGATATGGGATATCCTGTAACTGGTGAAACTATAAAAATAGTTCCTCTTCTTATAGGAAGTAAAAAAGCCGGTGCACTGCAGACCATACTGGGTGCAGTTTTGGTCGTTGTAGGGGTGGTTATTGGATATTTTACTGGATGGACTGGCGTGGGTTGGGCTATTGGCTCAAAAATGGCAATGATGGGAGGGGCGATGATGTTAGGGGGGGTGGTTCAAATGCTTTCCCCACAACCTGCCGGGCTAGCCAGCAAACAGGATGCTGCTAATCAGGCCAGTTACGCTTTCGGTGGCGTGACGAATACCGCCGCACAGGGTTACCCCGTTCCTCTCTTATACGGAAAGCGTCGCATCGGTGGCGCAATCATCTCCGCCGGCATCTACGTCGAAGATCAGCAATAAAAAAATCACTTTCCACCAGGCCACCTTCGGGTGGTTTTTTTATGGGTACGATATGATAACTGCAACTGCGATTAAAGGCCGCAAGGGCGGCAGTTCAAAGACCCGCACACCAACCGAACAACCTGATGACCTGCAGTCTGTTGCAAAAGCAAAAATCCTGATTGCGCTGGGCGAAGGCGAATTTGCAGGTCAGTTGACCGGGAAAGACATCTACCTTGACGGAACACCCATTGAAAACTCTGACGGTTCGAAAAACTTCGGTGGAGTGGCCTGGGAATTTCGTCCTGGTACTCAGGCGCAAAAATATATTCAGGGGATACCTGGCACCGAAAATGAAATTAATGTGGGTACGGCGATCTCCAGCAGTACTGCATGGACTCATACCTTTACAAATACCCAGCTTTCAGCCATTCGCCTGCGTCTGAAATGGCCCTCACTTTTCAGGCAGGAAGACGACGGCGACCTGGTCGGATACTCGATTAACTATGCGATCGATCTGCAGACCGACGGTGGCGCATGGCAGACAGTGATCAACACGCGTGTGACCGGGAAAACCACATCAGGCTATGAACGCAGCCATCGCATTGCTCTACCGCAGGCAGGAACGACATGGACAGTGCGACTTCGCAAAATCACCGCTGATGCCAATAGTGCAAAAATTGGTGATGCGATGACGCTTCAAAGCTATACGGAAGTGATCGATGCCAAGCTGCGCTATCCTAACACCGCGCTGCTCTACATCGAGTTTGATTCCAGTCAGTTTAATGGCTCTATTCCGCAGATTTCCTGTGAGCCGCGCGGGCGCGTAATTCGTGTTCCGGATAATTACAACCCCGAAACCCGGACCTATGGTGGTACATGGACCGGCGCGTTTAAATGGGCGTGGACAGACAACCCGGCGTGGATTTTTTACGATCTCGTTGTTACGGATCGTTTTGGTCTGGGTAATCGCCTGACGGCAGCAAACATTGATAAATGGACCTTGTACCAGGTGGCGCAGTATTGCGATCAGCCGGTGCCGGACGGAAAGGGTGGCAGTGGTACCGAACCCCGTTATATCTGCAACGTTTACGTGCAGAACCGGAATGAGGCATACACCGTGCTGCGGGATTTCGCAGCCATATTCCGAGGGATGACTTACTGGGGCGGCGATCAGATAGTGGCGCTGGCGGACATGCCACGCGATATCGATTACACCTATACACGCGCCAACGTCATTGACGGGCAGTTTGTCTATTCAAGCAGCACGACAAAAACCCGCTATACAACTGCGCTGGTCTCCTGGTCCGATCCGGATAATGCTTACGCGGATGCGATGGAGCCGGTGTTCGAGCGGTCTCTTGTTGCCCGGTACGACTTCAATCAACTCGAGCTCACTGCGATCGGCTGCACCCGGCAATCGGAGGCAAACCGTAAGGGGCGCTGGGGGATCCTGACCAATAACAAAGATCGGGTAGTTACTTTCTCTGTTGGTCTGGACGGTAACATCCCGCAACCAGGTTACGTCATTGCGGTCGCTGATGAAATGCTGTCGGGGAAAGTCACCGGCGGTCGTATCAGTTCTGTGAATGGCAGGGTCATCACCCTTGATCGCGTGGCGGATATCACACCCGGTAACCGTCTTATTATGAACCTGCCGTCCGGTGTGTCGCAGGCCAGAACAGTCCAGGCGGTGAACGGCAGGGCCATTACAGTCACGACAGCCTACGGAGAAACACCGCAGGCCGAATGTGTATGGGTTGCTGAATCAGATGAGCTCTATGCGCAGCAGTACCGCGTTGTGAGTGTGGCCGATAATAACGATGGCACATTCACGATTTCCGGGGCTTTTCATGATCCGGATAAATATGCCCGTATTGATACTGGCGCCATCATTGATCAGCGGCCTGTCAGCGTCGTTCCTCCTGGTAATCAGCATGCGCCGGAAAACATCATTATCAGTTCGTTTTCCGTTGTTCAGCAGGGTATCAGCGTCGAGACGATGCGTGCCAGCTGGGACCAGGCGCCCAATGCTATCGCTTATGAAGCGCAGTGGCGCCGCAATGATGGCAACTGGGTAAACGTACCACGCAGCTCCACCACATCTTTCGACATTCCGGGGATTTATGCCGGGCGCTATCTGGTGCGTGTGCGTGCCATTAACGCCGCGGAAATCTCCTCCGGATGGGGTTACTCGGAAGAGAAAACACTGACGGGTAAGGTGGGCAACCCGCCGAAGCCGGTTGGTTTTATGGCAACGGGCATCAACTGGGGTATTCGTCTGAACTGGGGGTTCCCGGCAAACACTGCGGATACGCTGAAAACGGAGATTCAGTATACCGCGAACAGTGATTTTTCGGATCCGTTGCTGCTTTCTGATGTGCCGTATCCTTCGTCGGAATATACACAACTCGGACTGAGAGCCGGGCAGGAATTCTGGTACCGCGCGCAACTGGTGGATAAGACCGGAAACGAATCGGGATATACCGACTGGATCCGCGGCATGTCCAACGATAACGCCGATGACTATCTCGGCGATATTGCGGGTGGTTTCCTGACTTCCGAAGATGGCGATCGCCTGACCGGAGACATTGACACCAGTCTGGAAGCCGCCCTGCAAAATGCTCTGGCGAATCATGCGACCGTTGAGCATCAGTGGGCACAGTTGGGTGAGGTCCGTGCGGATATCCTGATTGTTAAAACAACCATCGCTGATGTTGATAAAGCTATGGCTGAACTGTCCACACAGGTTCAGGCGCAGATCGAGGATGTGACCGCCACGCTGGAGGACAAACTCACTGCGGTAGTTGATGCGGACGGGGCGACGGCAATTCATACGCTGAAGGCTGGTGTGCGAATCAACGGCGTGATGTACAACGCCGGGATGTCGATTGCTGTGCTGGCGCAGGCTGGTCAGCCTGTGATTACCCGCGTCGGTTTTAACGCCAACCAGTTTGTGCTGATGAGTGGCAGTGGAACGACTCAGTATTCACCATTTGCCGTTGTAAACGGCCAGGTGTTTATCAGTTCGGCGTTTATCCAGGACGGAACGATCACTAATGCCAAAATTGCAAACTATATCCGCTCGAATAATTTCCTCGCCGGAACACGTGGCTGGAATATAGATAAGAGTGGTGACTGTGAATTTCACGGGAAGTTTTATGCTGACAGTGGTCAGTTTGCTTTTAATGGTGTGAATAATACGGTCGTTATTAACGGCAATGGAATTACTGTCAATCTGTCTGGTGGCGGGCGAGTCGTTGTGGGTAAATGGTAGGTGAATTATGCCGGAAGGTATTCTGATTGATTATAACGATGGTCGCCCGGTGATGGCGATTACAGCGGGGCTTCGTGCCCCGTCGTTTTGCACGAACTTCTCGGGGCGCGGCACAGCCGGTAATCAAATGACAATAAGCACTCCGCTAACGGCCGGGTCACAGGTGATTGTCGTACCAACGAAGCCGGTCGAAGTACAGGATATCGTCGATAACCAGGTATTTCTTCAGATCCCCGTATCGATGGCGTCAGTTGCACGAAATGGGAATAGCGGAGTAATCATTAGCGGCGGTCCCCAGTTCGGATACAATCTGACTCCGCGGGACTGGAGCGGTACGGTCCTTGAGATATTGCCGGCAGGAACATTTAACACAGGCCTGCTGGTGGCTGACTCAACCGATTTCACCGCTATATCGAACAACGCAAAATTAATGACATGCGCATGGGTTGGGCAGTGGGTTGTGAATGGGTCCCGCGCCCTTCCTGTAAGCGGGATACCCTTCGCCCGCTGGGATAACGGAGGTGTATCAGTAGGATTCGACGGTACCAATATTATCGTGCGGGATACCAATTACACAGGGTCTGATGACGTCACCGGGAGCGTTACATTAGACCTGGTCATATTCAACAATACGGCCCCGGTTGGTGGACCTGGTATCACCATGACCAACGCAGCGGGGCAGGTGACATTTTCCACACTTAAACGACCATTTATTTACGAACGCCTTCTTACCGTGTCCGACAGTAACCAGACAGTCGGAACCAGCTTTACGCAATTATGTTTTGTCGGGTCAAATAGTCGCAAGATTGGTGACTACGATAATGTGCGCTTTAAGGGCATGATTCGGTCCGGAAATAATATCCGCGCAGGGCTCAGTCGGGTTGTTGGTAATTATTACAACCAGGGGTTTAACAATAATTTTAACCAGAACATCGCAATGCCGATCCTTGTCCTTCCCCCCATGTATTGAGGAAATAATATGTCAGCAGGAACGTTAACCCTGACCAATAACTCAGATTTGGTCTCCGGGGCAGGCACCTCATTTTCCACGGAACTGACCGCAGGTGATTTCGTTGTCGCTACCGTTGGCGGTGTGACTTACACGCTGCCGGTTAAGTCCGTTGAAGGTGATACTGAAATCACCCTCATCAGCAAATATCCTGGACCGACACAACAAGGTTCTGCGTGGAATGCAGTACCACGTGCCACACAGAACCAGGTCACGGCGGCGCTGGTGGTGCAGAGCACCGAGGCGTTGCGTGGGCTGAACTATGATAAACAAAACTGGCAGGCTGTATTCAGTGTGGACGGTAATATCACCGTCATGTTACCGGATGGCTCCTCCTTCTCTGGTCCCTCGTGGTTAAGTATTGCAAACATCCTGAAAACACTGGATGTTGAGTATCTCGAGCAACTTGCTGCACAAATCAACCAGGATGCGCAGCAGGTTGAAACCGATAAAAATACTGTCGTTGAAACTGCAACGCAGGTATCAACTGATGCGCAGGCGGCATTCGCTGCTGCGACTGGCGCGCAGAGCTCAGCTTCTGATGCAGCCGAGAGTGAAACTAACGCTGAAGGCTATAAGGAACTGGCTCGTAAATATGCGCTTAACCCGGAAGATAATCCGGTAACCGGTAGCGAATATTCAGCGCTTCACTATTCGGAGAAAGCGAGGAAATCCGCTGAAGATGCGGCATCACACAATCCTGTTGAGGCACTCGTAAAATCGCTGAACCTGTCCGACCTGGCTGACCGTGCCGCCGCCTGGCTTAACATTCGCCCTCTTGGGTCTACTCCGCTGGCAGGGGACGCAGTCAACCCATACGATGCGCCAACCTTACGCCAGGTCGAAAACATAATCGGCGGGGGCGGCGGTGTAGGCCCTACGCTTAACGGGGTGCAAAACTTCGGCGTGGGGGGGCCGACTTTGTGGACCAGTCGCGCATTTATTCCGGCATGGGCCGTGGTGGCGGACGGGCAGTTACTTAACCGTGTTGACTGGCCCGAGCTTTGGGCGCATGCACAGATGCACACACCAGTCGACGATGCAGACTGGCTGGTGGATAAAACTAAGCGCGGAAATTACTCCAATGGTGATGGGGCGACAACTTTCCGTGTTCCTGATTTTAACGGCGTCCAGGATGGGTCGATCCGTGGTCTTTACGGGCGCGGAGATGGCGGAGGCTTCTACGTACCGGGTACGGTCTTTGAAAACGGCGCACCAGATATATTAGCGCGTATCGCTTTTCGAGATTTGGTTAATAGCGCGGGCGCGCACTTTCTAGGCGCCGGTACTGATGCTAATGGTGGTGCCGCGTACCCGCCGTATTTCGGACAATATTCCGGTAACATAGGATCATACGCCGCCGCACCTGATGCCACGGCAACGCGCAGTTATACGGTACAGGAGATAGCAGCATCACGCCACAACGCCGCGTATTCGCGGTCCCCGTTGGAAGTGCGAGGAAATAACTTCGCGGGCGTCTGGATTATTCGCGCGTCCGGCGGTTTCACATCGGCAAACACGTTATGGCAGGTTGTCAACTCCGACGAAGCATTGCCGCCATCGGGAACGCAGGTGAACGGCGGTCAAGTAATATCAACGTATAAAACTGATCATGGAGATCAAATTGACGCATCGTTCAGGGTTAGTAAAACCATTGGAAATCAATATACATACGCTGTGATTAAGGCAAGCGACTCAGCCGTAATATCCAGTGATTTTTTCTTTGGTTCCAATGGCTCGTTTATTATGCCCAATAACGGAATAGTAGCGACAAATCCGGCTGGTGGGGCGATACGGCATGAGTGCACGATCAAAACTCGTGGTGTAGTAACTGATAACGGAGACGGTGTTGTTGTTCTTGGCGCTGAGGCTAACAATTTGGCGTTGCATTCTGCTCCTGCCGGTCAAACACAGGGCAACTATATAAACCTTATTCAAGGTAGATGGTATGCGGGTAACTGGACGCTTGGCGGCGTTAGGGGGAGTTCACAAGATTTGTTGCGTGCTCAACTTAACGTTACGGGCGGCAGTAGTGGTCTTAATGCATCATTCCTTTTTGGCGCTGATGGTGTAGGACGAGCTGCTCAATGGGTAAGCTCATCAGACAGGAGAGTTAAAAGCTTATGGGAAATAATTCCCGAACCGCTTAACGTCATGAAGTCAATACGTGGTTATTCATGGTATTACGAACCGTGGGGAACTCAAGGTTTCGGCTTTATGTCTGATGAAGTTGAAAAATTCTTCCCTGGCGCTGTAAAAGAACAGGAAGGATACAGCGTTGAGATGCCGGACGGATCAAAAATTAATAACGTTAAATCAGTCGACACATACGGCATCGCAGCGGCACTTCACCATGAAGCGATTTTGGCGATGATGGACCAGATTGAAGAACTTAAAGCGGAGATCAAAAAACTGAAAGGCGAGTAAAAGAAGGGAGTGCCTGATAATCAGAAAGCCGCCCCCGTCGTATGCAAGAACGTGGGGCGGCAGGCTGGCGTTCTTTCGATAGTGCGAGTATTGAATGGTTGCCAGCCGGTGCGGATTGTACTTTAGTAATATGGCGGTTCAAGACGTTTAATCTGAAAGAAGAAATAAAAACCCGGCTCAAAGGCCGGGGCGATTAGATCGAAGCTTTTGCAAATTCGATTATAGACTTTTCATCATTGTGCCTAAAGTGTGCAAGGTTGTTGCGATCAAACGTTCTCCGAATCTCATCCATAGCTTTCGCTTCAGAGGTGCTAGGATTTTTATGACCATCGATAGTAAAAAGAACATTGGCTAGATTCAGCAATTGCTCATCAGCAGCTCTTTTAACTCTTGATACCCATGAGTCACAGTGTTCCATCATCTTACCTGGCTCCTGCTGGACGAACGCTAGCGGTTTGATAGCACAAAGTACCTCATTCTCTTGCTTAGCAACGAAAGGCATTGAAAACCTTATCAGATCTCCGCCGAATGTTTCCTTACGGAAAATATTCTGTAGTTCGGCATAAGAATTCAATCGTCCTTTCAACTCTCTGGTAAGGATTTCTTCTCTACGCTCTTTGTTATAATCTGTATGGTTTACAAATTTTGCATACAACCTTTGTAACTCACGCTCAGGGCTTTCAGTCAGAACTACACGCATTGAGCTGAAGTGAAAAATTGATTCCCTTTTAGCAGTCAAATAGCTGAAGAAATTGGCAACATCATCGGCCGTTTTAACGTTTTTTGTCTGCTCCTGAGCAAAGGCCAGCTCCCTTGCGACAGCATCTTTAGCCAGGGGAAAGATAGTGTCATCTTTGAAGAAAGACGTAACCCTTGCATCATTGCTTTGAGTTAGTCGAAAGAGAAATATGTGCTTCTGAGGCGCACAGACGACTACGCCGATGTTTGCAAACTCTTCAGTTTCAGCAAACGGCGCATATCTTACAATGCTGTATAGACATGGCGTAGTCATTTGATTTTACTCCAAAATACATCTGTTTCGTTACGATTCAATAGCTTTGTAATGTGAGAAAAACACTTTTCTCGTTCTTCTTGAGTCTCTGGCAACCATTCATCAGGGATGATTTCTACGCACAAAGGTAGGATTTCCTTAGTGCGGATTAGTTCATCTTCAGAGTGTGGTCTGTCGACAATGTCAAACCACCACTTCCGATGCCGCGGTGCATAGACATGATAGTCAAAAGCTTCATCATCATCATTTTGGTCGAACGCGAGATTGTGATCAATCAGGTAATATCTATTGTTACGGTAATCGAAAATAATATTAACGTTGCCACCTTGAGGTGATAGCGTCCGATCCGAGTTATTTATCCATCTATCAAAGAGATAGATTTTCTTCTGCTCTTGCTCGTCAACGTTCGTGTGGGCTTGGGTAAACGTTATAGGAGCCACTCCTGGGATAAATTTTGTCGCGAAAGCATAGCCTTCGTTTAAAGCATTTCGCCATTCTGGCACATACTGGGTCAAAGCCCTATCTACATATGCCATGCCAAAATCAGGCAATGAGAGCCCCAATTCCAAGCCAATGTGGGCTGATATCCACTCTGCAATAAGTTGTACTCTAGGAACGTTTGGCATGCCCTTTACAACATAAAGTTCACCATCGTCACATTTACAGAGAAATGGCTCAGTTGCACAATCAGGTATTCGCCTGATAATTTCGATAACACTCAATGGTTCGATGGGCATGGACTTGACGGATATCCTTTTCTTATCGCATTTTTACAATGGATATTAGTCGAAATTTTTTAGCCGGGTAACCTGGAGTTTTATCAGGGTTTTATTGAGTGTTAGTCTTCAGTCAGCCACATATCAGCTTCTTCAAACATTTCTTCCAGCATACGGTTCAGCCTTTCTTTTTCAGTTTTGGTGCAGTCGCTGTTTAAAGCATTAGCCTGCATTGGCTTTACCTTCACCTCAGCATCGGGAAAAATCCGGTGCACCCGCTTCGTCAATTCGGCCAGAATGATGTTACTTGCTCCTGGCAACCCTGCAACGTTTCTCTTGTCATAAACCAGCTCAACAAACATTTTTACCTTCTCCCTTTACTGGTTGGATATACAGTATTTATACTGTATTTTTATCCAGTGTCAATAGTAGATAGAGGTAACTATGGGCTTCCCTTCTCCGGCAGCGGACTACGTTGAGCGCCACATATCGCTAGACGATAAATTTATTGAGCATCCGGCATCTACATACTTCATGAGGACAGGGCAGACATACTGGAGAGAAGGCATCATGAATGGTGCTTTGTTAGTGGTAGATAGTTCCCTGATACCTTGCGATGGCTCTCTGCTCATCTGTAGGTTAGATGGTGAGCTAAAGATAAAACGCTTCCGCGTGCACCCAAGACCTCACCTGGTGAACGGTAAGCGCGAAGAGATACCTGACTCAACGGGGGACTACAATGTGACTTCGCCAGTGTTTGGGGTGATCACTTACATCATCAATGATGCACGGTCGGAAGAGTTTGATAGTTGCCCTGTCATTTAATATGACGGTGGTTTCACCCCCATTTCACCCCAGTTTCACCCCGTACAAATTTCAGGCATAAAAAAACCAGCCGTAAACGGCTGGTTCTTAAGGAGTAATTTGGTCGGCACGAGAGGATTTGAACCTCCGACCCCCGACACCCCATGACGGTGTGCTACTGTTTTGAAGGCTGCTATATACCAGAAGCAGATGTTGCTTGCATCGAAGATTTTAATTAATCAAGTTCAAGACTATGGTGCAATACATTCCAAAAAGGTATTTTGGTTGAAACAACGGATATGGATACAAAATAAATGAGTATATTTTCAATTGATGAGTCAGGCTACACTGGGCGAGATCTTCTTCAAAAGTCACAACCCTGGCAAGGGGCGAGCGCTGTAAAGATCAGTCATGACGATGCACTTTACTTGATCAAACAACACTTTCCTAAACGCAAAGCCCCTGAATTAAAATTTAGTTCTCTTAAAAGGAGGGATAGTTATCAGAAGCCAATTTTTACTTTGCAACAAGAACTTCTTACTAACTTCCCATGTGTAACGTGTGTTGCAGATAAACGCTTTATTCTTATTCAAATGTTTATTGAGTATGCTGTAGAGCCCTTTTACTATGATCATGGAATAAATTTGTATGAAAATGGTGGGAATGTTTCTATGGCATCAATGGCTTATTATGTATGTCAAGGATATTTTGGCAAGGATTTTGATAACATTCTATTATCCTTTCAAAATGCGATGCATGAAAAAACACATGCTTCAGTAAAAACCCTTATTGATAATGTTAAAGCTGTGAATTGGAGGCTATTACCAGAAGTGCTGGGACCACTAGCCCTGGAACATCAAGGTTGTATTGAGGCAATAATTAATCCCAAAATCACCACTGACGCGGCATTTATTATTCTTCAAGCACTAATATCACGTACCGAACTAATGTCAGAGGGACCATATAGTATCGAGCATGATCGTTCTAAAAACCTTTTACAATATAATGAATATCTTTCCATGCTTATCAATTGTCGGACACCAGCAGAATTTAAAATGTCTGAAATTGCTAGTATTAAATTTCCTCTGAAGCTACAAAATGTACAACAAGTTGATTCCGAGTTGAGTCCTGCAGTTCAATTATGTGATGTTTTAATAGGCAGCACAATATCAGGAGTACGCGATTATTTACATGATAAATCAATGTCATTTTATTCACCTTTAAGACTATATAAAGGTAATCAGATAATCCACTTTATACCCGATATTGACTTTGAGGGGCAGCAAAAATTCAGGCGTGATGGGCAAGGCAATGAATACCTTGATTTCATAGCTGACCAATTTAATAAATTTGGGGGCTGAATATCAGTTATAGATATTAAACCTGCATATTATAAATTATTGATTATAGTTTAATTATTGATTATAGTTTAAAGTCCACTCCTTGCGAAAAGTGGACTTTTAGCCCTCTGCATTTTCAGACGTCTCATTGATGATAATTGTCCGGTGTCTTGAGACCCATTCACGTCGAGAAAGTTCTCCTGCCTTGTCCCAATACTTTAAAAAATGATGAGAAAATGACACAGATGATTTTGGTAACTCGCTGAAAAAACTGAGTACAAGCAATGAACAGTTTTCTCACTTTTGAAGGTAACTTTATGAGTTTTATATAGATCAGGACGGTCTCGAAAACCGATCCAGAAGGTTAGACAGCCTTCCCCAAAACTAAAATTTAGCTTATTAAAATCATTGGGTTAATAGAGGTTGGGTTGGGGCAATAAAGCGGCAGGAAAATATCGTATTTGTATAAATTATCAATGAGATAGAAGAAATTCAGTTATGTACTGCTGCGCCACATGCAGTGGTTCGAAGCCGCAGACCTGATTGTTAAAGGCATGGAAGGCGCGATTGCCGCGAAGACCGTGACCTATGACTTCGAACGTCTGATGGAAGGCGCTAAACTGCTGAAATGTTCAGAGTTTGGTGACGCGATCATCGCAAATATGTAATAGCGATAATTGTTAAATCTATTAACGGGAGCGTATCGCTCCCGTTGTTTTTGTGAGTCCGCTAACCGTTATCAAAATTTTATCAAAACTAGTTTTCAAAACCCGGTAGTTTGCGGGGAGTAGGGCGGTCAGATGGTAGTTCCACTGCCAGGTCCCATTAGGCATTCCTCATTTTTTATGTTTATTGGCGGTGGATGCTCGTTACTATTTAAGGACTGTTCTGTGCCAGAGGTGGACGTTAAGTGTTAAATGCAGCCTTTGCCTCATTGAGGCTCATGGCATTTTTTCCTTCCGATAAATCATGATCGGCTGATTGCTCAGGATCTTCCATCCATTCACATTGCGGGCAAATTGCATGACCACTGGCTTCAACAGACATCATTAATCCACAGCAGGGGCATGAATAATGTCTGTGGCTCATGACATCATTATTTTGCTCTACCACATTGGATGGTGCGAAATTTTGATTTGTCTTCATTTTCGGACTTTCCTGAATGAATTGCATCATAATTTTCAT